CATTTACAAAATTTGGCATGGTCAGCCCCAAAGAGCAAGCTTGCTTTATAGGTCAATGCAGTCATGAAAGCAACCACTTCAGAGTCTTGGAAGAAAATCTTAACTATAGAGCCGATACCCTTCAAAAGTTGTTCGGTCATAAATTCAAGCCAGGCGAGGTCGAGCTTTACGCCAGACAGCCCGTTAAGATCGCCAACAGAATTTACGCCAATCGTATGGGCAACCGTGACGAAGCATCTGGGGACGGGCACCGCTTTAGGGGAAGGGGGGTCGTTCAGCTTACCGGGCACGATAACTACTGGCACTGTGGTCAAGCATTGGGTCAGGATTTTGTGATGAATCCTGATCTGGTAGCTACCCCCATGTTTGCCGCTTTGAGTGCGGGCTGGTTTTGGTCTACGCATGGATGCGGTAAGCTGATAGACAACCAAGAACAATTGTGTAAACGTATCAATGGTGGGTTGATTGGACTACCCGATAGAATAGCTCAAACACAAAATGCTCTTGCCGTTTTGACGGTGTAATGGGACAATAAGTCATGCCTTTAAAATCCATACGATTCAGACCAGGAGTCAACCGAGAGCAGACACAATATACCGCTGAACTGGTAGGTACGGTCAACGCCAATTTCCCTATTGTGGCTGGATGGTATGAGTCTGAGAAAATAAGATTTAGGCAGGGCTTTCCTGAAAAGATTGGCGGATGGTATCCAGTCACAACTGTTACCTTTCTAGGTATATGCAGATCATTGTTCAACTGGTCTTCTTTGGACGGTACAACTTTAATTGGTGTAGGCACAAACTTAAAGTTTTATATCAGTAAAGGCGGCGCTTATTACGATATAACGCCTACCCGTGGCACAGCTACTTATACAAATCCGTTTACTGCATCTGCCAGTTCTGCGGTTATTACGGTATCTGCCGCCTCTCATGGTTGTGTAACTGGGGACTTTGTTACTTTTTCTGGTGCAACAGGATTGGGTGGAAACATCACCGCAGCGGTATTAAATCAACAATACCAAGTTACGGTTACAAGTGTAAACGTTTTCACTTTCGTTGCTACGGCTACAGCTAATTCTACAGATGCGGCGGGTTCTCCTGGTGGTGGAACAGTTACGGCCACCTATCAAATCAACGTTGGCCCAGCCATTGAAGTTCCTTTGGTGGGATGGGGTGCTAGTACATGGGGAACTGGAACCTGGGGCGTAGGAGGTTCTGCAACCATTTCATTGAGATTATGGAGTCAATCTAACTTTGGCCAAGACTTAATCTTTGCGCCAAGGGGTGGACAGATTTATTATTGGGCATATGTAAACAACATCACATCTCCGGCGGTTTTAGCTTCTTCTTTGTCAGGAGCTTCAGATGTACCGACTGTTGTTAATTTTATCTTTGTCTCCGATGCTAGTCGCTTTGTGTTTGCATTTGGTACTAACAAACTGGGAGATAGTGTTCTTGATCCCATGCTGGTTCGCTGGTCAGATCAAGAGTCTGTGACGATGTGGACTCCAGCTGCTACCAACCAAGCGGGGGATATTAGGCTTTCTCGTGGATCGCAAATCATTACTTGCGTACAAAACCGTCAAGAGATTGTTGTTTGGACAGATACATCGGTTTATGCATTCCAATATGTAGGAACGCCAGGTGTTTGGAGCTCACAGATCGTAGGAGATAACATTTCTATTGTGGGTCAGAACGTGGCCATTCTGGCATCTGGTGTAGCCTACTGGATGGGTATTGACAAGTTCTATCAATACAAAGGTGGTAGCACCAATACGCTCAGATGTGACTTGCGCGAGTACATTTACAGCGATATTAACTTATCTCAAAGCCAACAATTCTTTGCTGGAACCAATGAGGGATACAGTGAAATATGGTGGTTCTATTGCTCTGCCAATAGCACGGTTGTGGATAAATATGTAATCTATAACTATCAAGATGATATTTGGTACTACGGAACCATGAGCCGAACCGCCTGGATTGATTCGACCATATTGACATATCCTATTGCAGCCACTTATAACAATACGCTTGTATTCCATGAATATGGATTGGATGACAATACCACTGGATCGTCTACGGCTATAGATTCTTATATTACATCTGCTGAGTTTGACTTAGATGATGGGGATAAGTTTGGATTTGTTCGAAGAATACTGCCTGATATTACATTCAGAAAGTCCAGCATTTCTAATCCGGTAGTTAATATGACTTTGATTCCCATGCAAAACTCGGGATCAGGATACAACAATCCACAATCAAATGGTGGCAATACAAATGTAGCAACAATTACAAAAACAGCTACTGCGCCTATTGAACAATTTACTGGCCAAGTATTTATCCGAGTACGCGGTCGTCAAATGATATTCAAGATAGAAGGCAATCAGTTGGGCCAGCAGTGGCAATTGGGTACCCCTAGGATTGATATACAAGTAGATGGAAAACGAGGTAACACCTGATGTTACTCAACTCCTTTCCTGCCGCTCCTGCCTTACCTTTGCCATCATCTAGGGATTACCCTAATGAATTGAATAATGTACTGCGCTTGTACTTTAATCAGTTGAGCCAAAGGTTGCAATCTGTAACGGGCGCTAGTGGTGGGCAGTATCTACAGACTGTATATGGTGCTTTTGAGAATACAGCTAATCAAACATTAACTGCCAACACTGCCACGGCTATGGTTTGGAGTCAGACTGACTATGCCAATGGCGTCACTTTAAGCAACAGCTCAAGGCTAAATGTAACGGCCACAGGAATTTATAACCTTCAGTTCAGTACTCAATTCCAAAACGCAGATAATCAATTGCATGATGCAAACATTTGGTTGCGTGTAAACGGATCAGATATAGCTGGATCTACAGGATTGGCTTCAATTCCTAATTCTCATGGAGGAACTCCCGGTCATGCTATTGTGGGATGGAATTTCTTTTTGTCCTTAAGTAAAAATGATTATGTGGAATTGTATTGTTCTGTGGATAGCGCGCAAGTAACTATTCAAGCTTATGCTGCTGGGATAACTCCAACCAGACCCAGCACAGCATCTAATGTTGTTACATTAACTTTTGTATCTACGGTGAAGTAAATGGCAAGTACTAAACTTCCAGTATGGGCAAACAATGACTTAGCCACTTATTCGGCATTCTCTGGTTTGCCTACGGATATTGCTAAGTCTGCGCCTAAAACAATTGATCCTTCAAAAGCACCAAAAGGTGCAGAGTACATGCCAGGCGGGAATGAAGGCGACCAGGGTACATATAGGATTGCTGTACCCACTCCAGCTGGCTGGGATCCAACTGTAAAGCTTTACGCCAATTACGATACGGCAGGAAATCTAACTGGCTACTCTGGGTCTAATCCAGTATTCCCTGCTGACGCTAGTGGCAATTTATCCAAGGTCAAATTCACCCCAATGTGGGATGCGTCAGGTAAATCAGCTTCTGTACAAGATACATCCCATGGTGGATACGAGGGCACTCCATTACTAATGGCTGGCGCTTCTATGATCCCAGGCGTTGCACCTTTTATGGCTGCGGCTAATGTAGCTAATGCCGTAATAAATCATCAGCCAATCAATCCCAGCACCCTTATAAGTCTTGGCGTATCTGCTATTGGCGCCATGGGCGGCACGCCAGTAGATATGATTCCAAATGCTGATGGTACTGTGACAACGGTCTACTCAGACGGTACTCAAGCTATCAGTACACCACAGCAGGGTGTTGCCAGCCCATCGTTAAATACCAATTTAAGGACAGCCAGCCAAGTCGCTAAGGTTGCTGGATCGCTCAAGAATCCTACGGCTCTGGTCAATAGTTTAACCAACTTGATTGATGTTTCTTCTGATGTTAAGGTGGCTTTGAACGCAACCAACGCCATTAGAGCCATAGAAAATGGTATGCCTGCCACAGCTATAGCACCATATCTATCGTCTATTATTGATAGCTCTGATCCGCAAGCGGTCAGTATTGCAAGCAAAATGCTTAATACCATTTTGCCAAATACAACGACTTCACCTGCAAGTGTAAACGTTAACACTTCCAAGACAACGGATACGGCTGATACAACAACAGCTGATACAACAGCTCCAAGTGTAAACGTTTACACTTCCACGAATCCACTAGCCGTTCCTACGGGAATGACGGTTGCGCAAAACGGTGTACAGGTTAATCCTTTAGCGGTTCCAAACATGCCAGTAGTTAAGCCTCCACCAGCGACTATTGGTAAAATGAAAGAATTGGATTTACAAAAGTTGTTTAACGAAGTAAATTCGCTAAATCCTGTCGAAGATAATACAATTGAAGCTATGCAAGGCGGGTCGCTGGACGACCTTTTGCGGCTACTAAATAGGGGTTGACATGGCTTATATTATTAATTCAGAAGATGATGGATATGTAACCACTAATACATACAGTGATGGATCGGTTGTTCAAGTTGATAATGTTGATGGACAAGAAACTGTTCTTAGAGGCCCATCAGCTGGGTCAAGTCCAATAGCAACCAATACTTCACAAACTGCTGGCACATCTTATGATGTAAGCGGTTACACATATAGAAGCAATAGCGATGGTACATTTACAAAAGTAGATGAATCTGGCGTAGAGCATCCATCAAATTTAGCGGAATATACTGCCGCTTCTCAAGGAAAAGATCCAGCCACATTGTCGCCTACGCTTGATCCTTCTCAAGTCAGTACAACGCCAACGACCTCAAGAACAACTAGTACGGTAACAGGCACAGGTGATCCTAATACGCTTAGTGGCATTATTAGTAGAGCTGCTACCGGCACTTTATCTGCTAAAGACATTGCTAATTTTGCTTCTGCTAATGCTGGAAATATTGCCGCTTTAACTGCTTTATCAGCTTTGACAGGTGGTAATACGCCTACAACTGGTGCCTATACTGGTAAGATTCCTACGCTTCAAGCCATAAGAAACCAGATCAATGCTGGCGTTTCTCCTGGTCAAAGTCAACAGTATTTTACGGATGCACGCTTTGTAAATCCTGCTGATGCCGCAGCTGTAGCTGCCGCCAAAGAAGCTTCCACTTCACAAGCTCAAGCCATTATTGATGCTGCACAAAAGCAAGCTGCTGCCAGAGCCGCTGCTCAGCCCACGATACCTGGCTTTGCTATGCCCTACGTTAATCAAACAGCGGTAGGTAATACGCCTGTTACGGCAGGTAATAATTTTGGTTTACCAGCTGTGATAGATCGATCCAGTCCTGGTTACAACAACACACCACAAACTGGTATTGGGGCTATAGCTACACCAACTATTACTCCAGCTGTCAACCCAGTTACCCCAGTTGCTCCAGTTACCCCTACTGTTGTCCAGCCTACAACGTTGAATCCAAATACAACAACAAATCCAAAGACAAGTACGCCAACGTTAACACCAGAACAAATAGCTGCACAAAATTATTTGGCCAGTATCCAAGCGCCTACTGCATCTCAGGTGTCTTCGTTTCAAGGGACAAGTCCCACAGATATGTCGTCGTTGATTACTAAAGCTGTAAACAATGCCATGCTTGTAAATCCTGCAACGGCAAACAAAACGATTGCCAATTTGATGGATGCTTACAAAGTAACTCCTGCTGAAATGGCGGCAGCTACGGGCTTTACACCTGGTGAAATTACCAACTTATACAATCAAGCCAAGGGCAATACAACTGCTCCTGTGGCTACGACTGATGCGGCTACGATCATGCAGCAATTGCAAAATACTGTAGCTGGTGCAACTCCTAGCAATACTGCTTCGATGGTTGCAGGATTAAACAATATCATTGCCGCCAATCCCGGGATAACCACGGCTCAAATACAAGCCATGTTTCCAACTACGGACTTAACCCCATACTTTAAACAAGGTGTGGTGGCTCCAGGTAGTTCTACTTATAAAGCGCCTACAGCTGCGACGATAGCTGCTGCTCCAGTGAATGCTTTAAGAAATGATGTGATAGCTACTGGTGGTGCGGGTATAGCTGCTTTAGCTTCAAAAACTCCTGTTGCTGGTGGAAGCAATCTTGATTTAAGTGCGGTTCCACAATTGATTACTGCAATGCAAGAAAAGGGAATGTCTAATGCTGACATTGCCAACTCATTTAAATCACAAGGTGTTACTGCCGATCAAGTTGCTAGTGTTATGCCAGCGGGTGATAAGGCTGCAATTTACCAAGCGTTTGGTCAAACACCTCCCGCATTAACACCCCTGGGTGGTGTGGCCGCTTTGCAGGCTGCTATCGCCGCTTCGACACCAGCTGGTACAGTTCTGTCTACTGTACCCCCATCTCCTGCAACGCCTGCGACACCAGCTACGCCTGCTACGCCACAGAATAATCCTTTGGCTGCTAACTTGGCTTCTATTTCTACAATACCAGAGCCAACTGGTATTGCCTCAATACCAGCTGCTGAACCTGTTGCATCTGTTGCTGAACCAATTTCTACGCCTAGCTATAACAACTATTCAAATCAACAAATGGCAGATTACATAGCTCAAACAGGATTAAATGTAAATGATCCTGTTGCTTTGGCTGCGGCAGAACAAGCAACCAATGCTGATCCAGGTGCTGTAAACAGTTACATAGCAAGTCTTGGCCCAGCAAATGATCAACCTTATGTAGATAACAGTGGCGCTAAAGCCGGAGGTCTTATGGGATACGCACATGGTGGGATTAGTAATATCCCAAGATATTTACAAGGCACTACTGATGGTATGGCCGATAAAGTTCCATCTTCTATTGATGGTGTACAGCCAGCCAAGCTGAGCCACGGCGAGTTCGTTATCCCTGCTGATGTGGTATCTCACTTAGGTAATGGGAACTCTGATGCCGGCGCTAAGAAGCTTTATGAAATGATGGACAGGGTTCGTTATGCCCGTACCGGTACCAAGAAGCAAGGTAAAGAAATCAATCCTGACAAGTTCATGGTTGGTGGTCATGCTTATGCTACGGGTGGCGAGATTGCATTTCCTACGGGAGGAACAGTACCCACAGGAACATCATCTGGCGTATCCGTTCCTTCTCTTGGATACTCTACTGTAAACGCTCTCTCTCCATGGGCAGGTGATTACGTTACCAACATGTTGGGTAGCGCACAGGCGTTAGCACAAGCCCCTATGCCCGTATATCAGGGTGAATTGACTGCTGGCCCATCAGCGTTACAACAACAGCAATTTGCTGGCTTGTCTGATTTGGTCAAGACTGGTGCTCCTCCTATACAGTTCCAAACCGGTACGTTCTCTAATGCAGGCGCTCCTGCTATGCCTGACGTAACTAGACCCAGTGATACATCATTGGTAAGCCAGGCTGCTAATGAAGGTACATCTGCATTCGGTCAACCTTTACAGTTGAATACTGGTGATACTGGTGTTGCCGGTAGATACATGAATCCCTATTTGCAACAATCTTTACAACCCCAATTAAATTTATTGTCTAGGCAATCACAGATCAATACCTTGGGCGATTTGGGTAAAATGACGCAACAAGGCGCGTTTGGTGGATCAAGACAAGCCGTTCTTCAAGGTATCAATGAAGGTAACTTATTAGGTCAACAGGCTAACTTGATTGGTCAGGGTTATAACACTGCCTATAAAAATGCAATGGATCAGTTTAACGCTGAACAAAACCTTGGGCTCCAAGCGCAACAGAATCAACAGGCTGCTAATATGCAATCAGCTAACTTTGGTTTGGCTGGTTTGGGTGCATTGGGTACTGCTGGCGCTACACAACAAGGTCTTACACAGGCTGCTAATACTGCTGCTCAGAACCAGTTTAATCAACAGGCTCTGTATCCCTATCAACAGTTACAGTTTGAACAAAGCATGCTTTCTAATCTGCCAATTTCTACGCAGGCTGTTATTCCTAACACCTCGCCAATCAGCAATGCAGCTGGCGCGTTGAACACATCCATATCATTGGCTGATGCTTTAAAGCAATTAGGCCAAGGCTCTACTACACCTTAAAGGATTGATATGAGTATTTATCAAGACGAAAAAAACATGAAGATGATGCCCGAGGGTATCCTTGGTGCGTTGGCGCAAGGTAAAGGCGCTAAGCCAGTTGAAGAAAAGCTGTTGGCGTTGATCGAGAAATCTAGGCGCTTGGGATTGGAAGCTGATAAAGAAGCTGCCATGAACAAGCCTATGCCTACAGTAGCTGACCAGGTCGAGCACAAGACTGGGCTAATGGATCTACAAGAAATGGCCAAACGATTGGGCGTACAGATCACTGGCATCGCTCCTATCAATGCTCAGCCACAAGCACCACAAGGCGCTCCTCAAGCACCTATGCCTCCCGCTGGTATTGCTGCTGCCCCAGCACCAATGCCTGCCCCTATGCCTGCTCAAGCTGCCGCTCCTATGCCAGCTCACATGGCTCATGGCGGAGTAGCACACGCTGTTCCACACCACATGTTTAGATTTTCTCATGGTGGTGGGATCATGGGATTTGCGGATGGCGGTACGGACAAAGATAAAGCGCTTGCTGCTATTGAGTCTGCTATGCCAAAAGAGATGCCAGATACATCAACATTAAATCCTTCTGCATATTACATGCAAAGAGCTGCTGCTATTAAAGCAGTAATGGAAAATTTGGATACACCTGCTCCTTACTCAGGCCCTCGTCAGGAAACATATGCTGAACGCGATGTAAGAATGCACAATCAACCTGCATTGACTTCTTATCATGATCCATTTAGCATTTCTAATTTGCTAAAGAAAACAGCTACGCCTGAGTTTAAAAGAAGCACGTTACCGTTTACAGATGAAGATGTAGCTGCCGCTCAAATGGAAAAGACATCCTCAAATATTCCAGGTGAAGCTACAAAGATTGTGCCAGTACCAAATGCTCCAGTACCACAAGCAGTTGGTGATGCTCTTACAAAAGAACAACCTAAAACACCTGCGGGCTTAAAAGATGCATTGGCCACACAGAAAAAACCAGCGCCTGAAGCCAATCCTAATAAGATTGTGCAATCATTGATGACCGGCGTTCCTGGTACTGCTCCTGCTGCTGCTCCATCTGAGCCTGCTGAGAAATCACAGGCACAGAGAATTGCAGAAGGTTACATGACTCCTCCAAGTGTCCAAGCTGAGATTCAAAAAGAAAGAGATATGGCTAAAGCATTTGGATACGATACGCCTGCCGGTGAAGATGCCATGAGACGAGCCAATGCAATGGAAGCCAAGATTGCTGAGTTCCAACAAAGCCATCCCATGGAGAAGTTCCAGGCTTTATTGACAGGTATCCAGACCGGTGGATACGGTGGTGGCGCACCAGCTGCTGCTGAGAATGAGCGTGCTTATAGAGAAAACGTTCTCAAACAAATGGAAGCTATTCATAATCTTAAGTCACCTATTGAGCAAGCAAGACGAGCTGAAGCTATTGCTAAGGGCAAGAACGTTACCGAGAACATGGCCAAGGCTAACGAGACAGCATCTAGAACTGCTACCAGTTTGTTTGGTGAAGAGCAAAGAGCCAAGTCAGCTAAAGAGCTTGAGCAAATGCGCGGCCTCAATGCTTTGGCTGTACAACAACTTTCTTCTGCAACCCAGATCAAGATACATCAGATGGCGCAAGCTGCTGCCGATGCACATCGTGAGCTTACTGCACAAGAGATTGAGCAATCACTTAAAAATGATCCTAAATATAAAGACATGAGCTATGCAGACAGATTGAATGCTGCTTATGGAATTAAGACGGGACGTTCAGAAAAGATGGGTGTTGCTGAATTAAGTGCTATAGTTAAGGCTACGGCACCAATAGCAAATACTGACGAAGATGCTAAAGCACAAATGACATGGGCTATGGGTGAGCTTCAGAAGCTTTATACTGGACAGAATTATCAACCAGGTTCAGCTCCATCTTTAGAACAATTCATTGCTAAGGCTGGCCCATTGAATCCTAAAATGACCAAAGACCAATTGACTGCAAAGTACACTGAACTTTACGGGAAAAAATAATGGCTGATGAATTTATAAATCCATTTGCGCCTTCGGTGTCTCCTGATGGTTTTGTAAATCCGTTTGAGTATGCGCCAGTCAAAAAGCCTGAGCCTCCTCCTAAAGAGGGACATATGGCCAATGTTCAACGTGGTGCTGAATCCATGTTGTCTTCTCAACGGACTGCTCTTGAGTCCATAGCCGGTGGCAATGAAGCCGCTGAAGCCGCCAGGAAAAGACAGGAAGATATTGCCAAACGACTTGGTCAACCAGACCGGTTTGAAAAAGTTAAAACGGCATACGAGAAAGAAGGCTTGCTGCCTGCTATTGGCGAGTACATCAAGCAAGTTCCTGGCGCCCTAGAAGAACAAGCCCCACAGATCGCGGAGCAAATGATTGCGTCACGCCTTGGTGCAGCGGCTGGCGCTGGCGTGGGATCGGTGGTTCCTGGTCTTGGAACCGCCGTGGGTTCTGGTGTTGGTAGCGTAGCAGGATTGTTTACGCCATCATTCCTACAGCAATACGGTGGGAACATTGAGCGCCAAGCGGAAGAGCAGCGTCAGGCAGGAAAACCTGTTGATGTAAATAGAACCACTGCCGCCTTGACTGCTATTCCTATGGCTGCCTTAGACGTAGCGGAAACATTTATACCTATGGGTAAATCCCTTGTTGGCGCTTTATTTGGCAAAGACGTCAGCAAGATGATTTATAAAGGCGTTACGCAAGAAGTCAAGCGTGAAGCTGCTGAGAAGTTAGCCAAAGAAGGTTTAGCGAAAACGTTAGCACTTGGTACAGCCAAAGGTGTAGTTGGCGAAGTCCCATTTGAAATAGCACAGACAGCCCTAGAACGCGCTCAGGCAGGCTTATCCCTGACCGATGATGATGCCCTAGCTGAATACGGAAGAACCGCATTTGAAACATCTATGCTCAGCCCCATCGGTGCGCTTGGTCGCGTGACTGAAAAAGGTGCAGCCAAATCATATTTGGAAAGACCAGGCCCTCCTCAATACGAAGGTATTGATATGGAGGGATATTATGATAAAAAGAAAGCTGCTTCTGGATACGAACAAGCGTTTCAAAATAGGGAAAGAGATACCGCAACCCACCAGGATCAGATCAAAGAGATATCTAAGAATCCTGACTACGACCAGATGGGTACGGGAGAATTGTTTGGAACTGGCGCCCCTGTAGTAACTTCTAGTGTTAAGTTACCCGAGTCGCATATGGGGGAAATCACTCATTCGATTTCTGAAAGCGGAAAGTATGTTCCTGTACAGTATGCAGTTGTTGAAGCCTCAAATTTAACACCTACAAAGAAAGCAGACGGAACGCCAAATGCCGAGTATTCAGATGTGGAAAAAGCCGCAATTCGACCCGTGGCAGGAAATGGTCGTGTGGCTGGAATTCAAGAAGCATACGCACAAGGTAATGCAACAGATTACAAGGAAAAGCTCCTACAAGATGACTCGCACGGTATTAGCAAAGACGTAATTGATAACATGAAAGAACCAGTATTGGTTCGTGTTATTCCTAAACGTGTGCTGACACCTGAATTAATTGCAGGATTAAATGTCAATCCTATTGAGCAGGCTCAAAGGGATGCGCAACATATTGATCCTGACAAGATGAGCTTCAAGCCGGATGGATCTTTAAGCAATACAGCGACTAAAGAATTTGTAAGTCAGATACCTAGAACCGAACATGGTGATTTGGTTCATCCCACTACTGGCGAAATAACTGATACCGCCCGTAATCGTTTACGCAATGCTTTGTTATACAGGGCATATGGCCATGATCCAATCATTGCTACACATGAGCAAGCTCGTGATCCTGATGCAAAGAAAGCAATTACTGGTATGGTTGCTGCCGCACCAGAGATGGCAAAGCTAGATGGCGCTGGTAATTATGATGTAAGGCAAACTGTTTCAGATGCAGCGACTGCTTACATGCATGCAATCAACCAGGGTCTTAACGATTCACAAATGGATGCTATATCCAATGGATTGCAGCCCAACGAGAAAAAGGTATTTGACTTTTTCCGTGAATCAAAAGATCCAAGACAAGCTGGTTATGGTTTAAGTAGATTGGCTGGATTGGCAAATAAACAAGTTCAAGAGGCAGACGTATCCAAGCGCATGCCAGTGGATCAGTTGTTTGATTCATTGAAAGACACTTACTTTCAAATACCTGAACCCACCCTTAATCAAATGAAAAAAGATTTGAAGGGTGCCACCATGTCCGAAGCTGCAAGCTATGCAGTTGATCGTGCGCCAAATGCTTTCATCAAAGGAATAATGGAGAAGGTAAGGGATAGGGTTATCGAGTTTGATAAACGCGGTGTGCCTATGTCTTTTGCCTTCGAGCACTTGCCTCGTGGTGAATTGGGACACGTTAAAGATGTAAGAGGTGTTGGTAAGAATTTGCGTTTTGATTTGCGGTTAAATGAAAATACTGCGAACTATGAAACGTTAGCGCATGAGTTGATCCACGTAGCTTCATTGGCTGAGTACCTGGTATTGGAAAGTGATAACCCACAGGTTAAAGCTATTGAAGAGCTTTATCAAATAGCTAAAGCCAGATTTGATATTGATAAAAAAATACCTGGAAAGTTATCAGCGCAAGCGATTAACCGAATCAATTATGCATTTAGGCAGTATGGTAATGCACCAGGCCCAACCTATCGTCCTGAATTTATTACGATGGGTCTATCCAATAAGTTGGTTCAAGAATACTTTGCCACGATCAAGGTGGGTGAGAAGTCAGCATTCACTAAATTGGTTGAGTATGTTGGACGCTTGATTGGAATTAATCCTGCGTATGAAAGCGTATTGGAGAAATTGATTTCTGTTTCTTCAGAGATGTTTGAAACACCTGCTGTAGATTTAGCTACAGAGGTGGAAAAGAAAGGTTACATATTGGGTACGCCTACTGGCGCTCCAGTTCCAAACATAAGCATTAAACCTAAACAAATAGTGTTTTCTTCTAAGGCTGCTCCCGTACCTACTGCAACCGGTAAAGATGCGCTTGATACGCTAAAGAAAATGAATCGCGAGGTAGAAGGCCCACCAGAGAACTTTAAACAGAAGTTACAGGGTTACTACAGAGAGTTTCAAAATACTCCTAACAAAACTGAAGCGGCTAAATCTTCTTTCAATAAGTTTTACGATAAGTTTTCTACTAAGGTATTCTCTACCGATAGCGCTTTGAACAACGCGATTCGTCGTGCTATTGAGGCGTCCGGTGCTGCCATTCCCGACAAGGTAAAAGGATTGCTTAATGTATCATTAAGTCAAACGGTACATGCTGATGCTTTGGGTAATCGTTTCCTCATGGACGGAAACATTGTGTATGACAAGGATACGTACAAATGGAAGTCGGTTGCAGATAAGGATAACCTGATCGCTTTGGCTAACCTGATTGATAAGATGGCCAAGAAGAATGGCTTGACTAAAGAACAAGCTGAGCTGATTGGACATACTGCATTTGAGGCCAAGCGTTTAAATTCACTTAGACAATTTAATAAAACTGCTAAGCCAAAGGATCGGAAGTTCATTCACATGACCGATGATCAAATCGATGCCGGTCTAGAGTTGTTCAAGAAAATGCCTGAGCTCGACAAGATTGTTGAGGTATGGAACGGTATGCGTAAGAACGCCGTCAAGGTGTTGGTCGATAGTGGACTATGGAGCGAGGAAGACGCTGAGTTCCTACTGGCTAATTCTGACTACGTGCCGTTCTATCGCGATGATCAGATCGAGCTGAACCAAGGGCCAAAAGAATTCATCACTGGCCTACAGGTACAAGCCAAGGAAAGAAAGCTAAACGGTTCTGCCAAGCCTGTCCATGATATCTTTGACAACATGGTTCGCTGGACACAGTATGCGGTTAATCGTTCTATCCGTAACCAGTCTGCTCTATCATTGATCGATGCGTCTGTTGCGTCTGGTCTGGCCACCAAAGTACCTGAGCCCAAGCGTGGCATGAATGCCGTTAAGGTATGGCGTGACGGTAAGCTCGAGCACTACGACATGGTTGATCCCTTGTTCGTTGAGGCATTCAACGGATTGGAATCGATTGCTATTCCTACGGTGAAATATTTCTCCAAGATCGCTGACATACTTCGTAAGTCCGTGGTGATGTATCCCTTGTTCTCCGTGAGCCAGGTACCCCAGGACGCGTTTGCAGCGATGTTCTCATCTGGGTTGAAGCCTAAGTATGCCCTGTCTATTCCAGCGCGTGCAGCCAAGGAATTTGTCAAAACTTTGATGGGCTCGAGCAAGACCCATGAAGAGCTTAAGAAGTATGGCGTGGTCGGTGTAAGAGATTACAGCGCGACAGCTGCCCGTATGGATGCTGAAGTTTATGCCGGCATCAAAGGCCCTCCTGGATTCCTGGGACAACTCAAGGAAAAGCTAGAGCATATCTCTATGGCTTCCGATAATGCTGTGCGTCAAGCGGTATATGAAGCCGCTATAGCGCAAGGCGTTAGCAAAGGCGAGGCGCTAGAAAAAGCGTTTGAAGTGATTAACTTCCGTAAGCGCGGTAGTTCTAAGATGCTGATCCTGGCCGGTCAAACCATTCCCTTCTTTAACGCTTACATTGCCGCTCAAAGCGTGGCAGTAAAAACGATTACAGGACAGGGTATATCTCCACAGGAACGCGGTGATGCGCTGAAAACGTTGGCGGCTACCACAGGATCTGTCATGGCCTTATCGTTGCTCTACGCAATGATGAACGGCGACGATGACGATTATCTGAAGAAGCCTGCTACGGTTCGTGATCGTTTGCTCATGATCCCAGGAACAGGTGGATTGAGTATTCCTTTGCGTACCGATTTGTTTACTTTGCCCAAGATTCTTACCGAGCATATGTATTTGTTAATGTCTGACAATGGTACGGAAGATGGACGCAAGTTCAGGGATTCGATGGTATCTGCTTTGGGTAACGCATTGCTCAGCCCTACACCAGTTCCGCAAGCGGTCAAGCCCTTGCTCGAGGTGAAAGTTAACTATGACTTTTTCCAAGGCAAGCCATTGATTGGTAAATGGCAGGAGCAGTTGGACACCGAGCGACAGTTTAATGAGAGCACATCTGAGCTGGCCAAGCTACTGGGTAAGACCGGTATCGTATCTCCCATCAATGCTGACCATTTGATTCGTGGCATGTTTGGTTCTGTCGGTGGTTTGTTTTTATTAACGACAAATCAAATCTTACACAGCGATCCTAATGTGCCTAAGCCAGAGATGACGTTCAGGGAAATAGTGACATCGTTGCCAGGTACCAGTGGATTTGTATCCAAGGAATTTGAATCAGGATACAAGAAGGACTTCTATACCTTGCGCGATGAAGTGGATAGAGCTGCTGCGACATTCAGCGATATCAAGAAACGTAGTCCTGCTGAAGCCAAAGAGTTTTTATCTCACCCTGAAAACAAGGCTCGTATAGCAATGCATACAAGCATAGATCGAATAGCTAAGGATTTGGCTACGATCCGTACGTCCATCAGTCAGATCAGCAACATGCCTGAATCAAGAATGAGCGCTGCGGAAAAGGAAGAGAAAATCCACAAGCTTCGTGAAACTGAAGTGCGGATATTGAAGAATATCAATTTGAAGAAGTTGCGCGAGAAAGCAATGCTTTAATCGTGGAGGAGGCGCTCGATGACCAAGGCCAAGGCATCGAGCTCATCCAGTTTGTAGATATTCCACATCCTCTTCTGTCCGTGGATACCGTTTAAAGAACCTCTGTGACAGTCAGCGCACAAGGGCAGGGAAGTGAACCACTGTCCCTGCTTGATCTCATGGCACTCGCTTGGCCCAGGTTGAGAGCAAATGATGCATGCCATCTCCTTGATCCGTAGGATGTGTTCCTTCTCCAGGATCTTTGGGGACTTTTTGTTTTTGCTTTGCATGCTTGTGTTCTTCCGCTTTCAATAAGCTAGTGAATTTCTTGTCGCAGTCCTCGCAATGGAAAAGACCGCCTTTGAAAACAATCCTTCCCTTGCGTTTCATTTGATCATGAACTCCAAGTCAGTGACAATACTTTCAGCAATGGTTGATCCTCCATAGCTGATGGTCTTGGCACCTTCATTTTGATTCACAATATTCATCGAGTCACGTACACCTTTACGATATCCGCTATTGTAAACATCATTGCCCTCGATCATCATGACGATAGCGTCCCTGACCATGGCTGATGCTTTCCTCTCTGTTGCCGCTTTCTTCATCTTCAGATAGATGTCTTCCGGTAGATGGACAGAATACGGCACTAAACGTTTTGGTGTTTCCATGCGATATATTCCTGGTAGATAAAATTGTAGTGCCTTGCTGCCGTGGGGTTCTCCTTGAGCTCAGCGCGTGAGCTGATCTGTAGTTCCTCCCTCAACCATTCGGCTGCCTGTAGTTCGCCCTCTTCGTTGATCTGGCCTGTCTCGAACAAGAACCTATGGAACCCTGGATCCCTGCATAGGATGGCTGAGTTCCTGACGATGTCCTTGCTGTATGCCTGATCACGGTTGAGCGGTGTTTCCTCGTCCGATAGACGTACCATCACGACCTGATACCGAGCCCCCACAAAGTCCCTTAAAACCTGCTCAGGGACTTCATCGGGGTGGATGGAAAGGGTAAGTATGTACCCTGTCTTATCCTGCCGCATAGAGACTTTTAAAGCCTCGAATTGGTTGGTCTTCAAAATGGCAAGTCCTCGTCTGGCGTATCGATCAAGGGTGCCTGCACGGGTTTGGGTTGCTCGGGTTTCTTATAGCTGTCCCAAGCCAAGCGCATGAATGGGCCTCGAGCGCCGTTCATGTTCCAAGCAGATAGCTTGATCTCGATGTCCTCGCCATGGTTATCAATCATCAGCTGCTTTAAAACGCTCCTGCTCATCTTGATCGACCCCTTGAAGTCGGGCTGTTTCTCTGAGTTCTTGTACGAATTGGTGTTGAGCAATCCGCTGTTGGGGTATTTATTCTCCATAATTGTCCTTCGCTTTCTTAAATTTGTTCATGAGTTCTTCGTACGCATCAGGGGCATCTGCCTTGATCCGGTCGTAAATGATACGGTTAACTTTAAAGATGTTCATCACATCGTCCTTGGACGCGGTGGTATCGAGCATCAGATCCGTTGAGTCGCTGACCAAGCTGAGCCATTCCTCCATGCCGGCTTCTGGTGTTGCGCTGATCTTCAACTTCCAAGGTAGCTCCTTGCCCTCGATCACAGGCGGTGGCGCTTCTACGGGCTTTTTAGCGACAGGCTTAGGTGGTGGCTCAGCACCGGCCGTGGAATCGATAAGATCGTTCTCGGTAAGCTCGAGTGCCGTGATCCAGAGGTAGCGCCGCTGATAAGACTCCACGGCTCCAAGATTCTGGATATCGTGTGCTCCCTTCAAGGCAGCTGTGGCCATGGGGGAAGTGATAACGATTACAGTTCCGTCCTCCACGTCGGTGATGCAAAGCTTAGCGTACTCGGAATCGTAAGACACCACACCGCACAAGCCGTGCTTGTAGAACAAGTCCATGGTCGGTGGCATGAAGTCGCCGAGCTCGAAGTACCGGTAGCCGGCAAACTTGTTGTGGCCAGATTTCTCTAGCTTGGTTCGTAGCAAGTCACAGCGGACTGCCATTAGTTTTTTATGTACGCTCATTTGTTTTTCCTATTTTAGTTAACTGCTCATTCAAATTTTTTTCTCTCAATTCCAAATAATTGATAATTCCACGTTGCTCAATAATAGTTTGTTGAAACTGTTTGTTAATCCCAACTGCTTTATCAAACTCTAAATTTAAATTCTTGTGCTTATTTTCAAGAGTTTCAAGCAAGATTGATAAATCTATTATTTTTTCTTCTGCGTGCGTGTGCGCTTTTTTGTAATCTATCTTTGGTCTTCCCATTTTAATTCTCCAATACGGTTATAACTTCATGCCCTTTGCTGTTCAGATAGTCCTGGAACTGTGTACAGAACTGGGATACCTGACAGTACTTCTCACAACGAGTCCGTTCGCCCTCACGGGTTTCGATCTCGTACCCTTTACCCGCCTCAGCAAGGCCTGTCTCAGCCTCTGTGAGGATCGAATAGACCTTCTTGGCACGTACCCCGCCAATCTTCTTTAAAGCGTACGTGGTTTGTTTTTCCCACATATCCTCGGGCGTGCAGGGTGGCAGCTCCGAATCCATGGTCATTTGGAAGTACGCATGGTTGTGGGCGTCTACCCTGCTCTTGATGTATTCCTCTCTATGTGTAAACGTTTTCACTTCGTAATCCACGTAGGTGATCGGAGCGGGGGGATAACCTTCCCTGTTTACTGCGTCCCTAGCAGACCAGTCACGGATTAGAGCCAAGACCCTGACCTTCTTCACTGGCTTATTCTTCACCTTCTCTACAAGCCAAGCGTAGATGTTGAGCTGATCGCCCCACTCAGACTTCTCGTTCATGACCGCCCAAACGCTCGTGAATTTGTAGTCGGTGATTACAATTCCGTCATCGTAGATTTCCTGCAAGTCAATCGCGCCAGAGATATTCCAGCCATTGATCTCGGCGTGGAGTCGCTCTTCAGAAATGTGGTTCGGTGCATCGCTCTCAAGGATCTTATGCATCATCGTGCCGGCCAAAGACCAAACCATTTCACTGGCATCGACCGTGATCTCCTCCCAATGTTTCTTCTTGAGCTGAACAATCCTTGGGGAATTGAGTAGCTCCGTAGCAGACGCGTGGGCACTACCCTTCGAATAGGTAGGGTTCTTCAGCGCCTTCACTACCGTTTCCGGCAAATCAAATTTGTTTGTTATACGCATGTTCTCTCCTTTGGTTAAGTAACGGACATATTGCATCCGTTCTGCATATCTTATAGCTGTTGCATTTGCCTGTCAATAGGTATTACAATTATTTTTATGAGATACGCAAACAGAATTGACGCAAACCAAGGATCCATAGTCGAAGCACTGCGCCAGTGTGGGGCTACGGTACGGATCATTAGCCAGGGTGGTGGGATACCTGACCTGCTCGTGGGCTATAACGGTTACACGATTCTGATGGAAGTCAAGGACGGGGCTAAAGTTCCCTCGGCGCGCAAGCTGACAGAGGACGAGCAGAAGTTCTTTGACGAGTGGAGAGGTGGCATGTTGGCCATTGTAAATTCAGTATCAGAAGCGCTTGACTTATTGAAGGGTTGCGTTTAATATCGAGGCGTTAAGTTGCTTTGTTTTTCCTTTGATTGAGTGGTAAGGTATTTTCCCGTCCTGAGAGGCGGGATTTTTTTTGTGCTACGATTAATCGTTGGCAAAACGGTTTAGCTCCGTGGGATTGAAGATAAGAGAGTGTTGTTCGCCCAACCCTGCTTTATGGGGGCCAACTTCAAAACCGACATGATGTCGGATTTGGTATTGACAAGCATTGATACTTGTTGATACAATTTGGACAACAGCATAGGTGTGGAAGCCGGTGCTAAGAGTCGTTAATGAAATCCCGACCCCGAATGGGGTAGCCCTACGCAAAGGGTTCTTCCACCGGGGTTTCATTAACGGCTTTTTTTATTGCTCCACCCTACCTGTCTTCACAGGGTCTATCGGGTTTTGAATTGGCATGAGGGAAGCGTAGGAAGCGAAAGCGTAGTCCGCAGTCCACCAGTTCTACAACGTTCTTACCTGTGACGTACAGCGCAAAGAAGGTGCAAGCGCAATTGGGAGTGATGCCTTAGATGTCCGTGGTTCATTGCTGCGGGTGGCAGTTAAGGTTCGGGTAGCCAAGCTAGATAGTGTAAACGTTTACACTAGAAAGTACCCGAAGTCCGTAGGCGAAGCATGGCTCCGTCGGTGGAAAATCCTAGGGAAGCCGAGCGCGTCCCTAGGCAGTTCTTTGTCCTCTCACATTCACCATCGGTGGAAATCATTCGTACAGACCAAGTGTTGTAAACCACGCACTATCGTTTTCCCTAACCATTCTGGTGTAATTATGTGTACAATGGTGTACTTAGATGGAGGAAACAACATGGATATAACGTACTTAAGAATGGCTAGGCGCTTGTGGTCGGTGGGTTACATACCGTACTGGGAGCAGAGAGCGAATATGCGCAAGTGGGTGAAGGCAATCAGAGTGGTGGGTGACAAATGGTTATTGGCTAATCAAGAGTTAAGAAAGGAATGAAAGTGAAAGCAGTATTTGAATTCAATTACCCTGACGACGAGAACGACTTCAAGGTGTATAGCAAAGCGCATGACATGCATGCAGGCTTGTTAAAGATATTGGATCGTATCGATGAGTACAGGAAGGATGACGACAATCCTGATTCGGTCATATCAGTGATTGAAGACAAGGTCAAGTTGATGTTAAAGGATGTGCAATGAATACGTTTTTAAATATTCTCACTTGGTCGCTGATCACGGCGGGGTGCATGATGATAGCTATCGTATTTGGCTTGGTGTTCTTTTTTATATTGGAGAAATTAAGTGACAGAAGATGAATTAAACAAGGCTATAGAAGTAGCTGAAGAGTCAGTGGCGGGATTCGCAGACGACGGATCGTTCGAGCAATTACTTGCCATGGCTGTATTGGAATTAAAGGATAGGGTACTTAAAGAGAGAGAGGCGTGTGCAAAGTTATGTGACGACAGAGTAACTGCTTATCAATATGCAACTGATTCATGGGCGCAAGAACACATTAAAGAAGCAAGACATTTGGTTAAAGCAATCCGAGCAAGGGGACAAGAATGACACCTCTTATCAAAGAAATGGTAAAGCTAACTGTAAATGCTGATCTTGATCCAACTCAAATGAATTGGTTTGATGTAACTGGCGCAATCAAAACGCACTTTGGTGTAGCTCCCAAAAAATATTTATTACATCCTGCGCCGTATAAAAAAATGATGTTGTGCGGTAACGCGGGCGAGGGTAACTTTATGTTGTCCGTTACTGTTTCAGATAAGACTACGATTGTGGGGGGCTGGGTTTTAAATAAAAGCGGACTTAGAAAATTAGGTGCTTTTTTGCTTGCAGAGCATAACGGGGAACCACAAACAGGCAATATTATTGGAGAGGTTACCCAAGAAGATGTCAATATGATGTGTGGAATTGTTGCAATGTTTTATGCATCGCTAGATACAAAAACAGAGTCTTACATACCTATACCCCACAAGGCAAACATAAGTCGAGCCAAGCGTGGATTAAAGCCTTTATATGAATGGCGCACAGCGATAATTGAACCATCAAAGTCAAAGCAGGAACACCAGGGCGGTACACATGCAAGCCCACGTAGACATCAAGCGCGTGGACATTGGCGCAACTATAAATCAGGCAAGCGTGTTTGGATTAAAGAGTGTTGGCGAGGTGACGCTAGTAAGGGGTCGGTATTTAAAGATTATTCAATAAAAGGACAACTATGAAAACCAAAAAAGAAATCAAAGAAGAGATAGCAGAGCTGTACGGAGCTGCTCAAGCATTGGGCGAAGCAATTCTTTTATTAAACAAACAGCATCAAGAAACGACAAAGAAATATTTTGCCATGTGTCACATGCTCAAAGATATGGTGGAGGATAAAGAAAATGACTGACGAAGAAATACACAACATTTATTTACACATGAGTGGCAAAGCAGAAGGGTTGGTTGAAGCGACTGGCACGGCTGACTTTCCTGTAATGTTTGCTAGAGCAATCCTTGAGTACGAAGGACTGACAAAAGATGTTCAAAACATGGCATCTAAATCTACCTATAAAGAACAACTAGAAACAAAAGAATATGAGCGTGGCTTTATTGATGGTATGCAAAAGCAAATGCAATCAAGTGTAGACAAGGCAGTCAATGTAATGACTCGTCCAACTTATTACATTCCCAGCAAAGATCAGCGTGAATGGGTAGGGCTGAAAGATAAGCCTGTGGCGTGGGGCATGGAGAAAGATGGAGTTATTCTTGATGTAATCTGCCCTGCCGAGCATGATCGTGAAGAAGGTGAATACACCATACCTCTTTACACCACACCACAACCAAAGCAAGAGCAGAGTGAGCCTGTGGGATGGATAGACAATAAAGGCAACATGATTTGCACAAAGATAAATGAATCTTGCAAACCACTTTACACCACACCACAACGCACATGGCTAGGACTGACCGATGAGGAGATGATGGATGCCATCTATGTTGACGGCACCCCGATGGAAAGAGGGCGTAGAGTTGAAGCCAAGCTGAAGGAGAAAAACAATGCCACTTAAACCACACCCAACAGATCTTGACAAGATGGTCTTTGTCAAACGCCAATACAACTTATCAACTAAGCGTGAATGGGTGGGACTGACGGATGAGGAGATAACGGAAATTAGATTAAAAACTTTTGATGCAATTGCAACCAACCAAGAAATATATAAAGTTATTGAAGCCAAACTAAAGGATAAGAACACATGAACACAGAAGAAGACGACGAGTTCAAACGCATAGAGATGGAATCGGGATGGCGTAAGAGACAGATAGCAACAATCATTCAAGTGCCAGATCTGTATCGTAACTATGTACTAGAAGAAGTGGCACAAGAGTTTGACAAGATGAACTTCGGGGACACCTCGCTATCATTTGCAATATTTGTAAGGGACATGAAGAGATGAAAAAATGGGATGGATTTGACGCTTGCGTTGTAGGCACTGCCAATATCTGGCGTGACCAAATGACTGTTACGGTACTGGTTTATAACGCTGATGCCATGATAGAAACAATGGTGGACAGAGATGGCATGACTGAAGAAGAAGCTATTGAGTATTTTGAATTTAATATTGAAGGAGCATATATCGGCATAGATACACCAGTATTATTTTTCAACAATCCATATTGGATGGAGGAGGATTATGAATCCACCGAATGAAGTGAGAGTGAAGTTTGAAGAGTACATGAGAATGAAATCAAAAGAAGTGACTAATGGTTGGAATGGTCGTAGATATTTAAACAAAAACATCCAAACGAAATGGCTATATTTCTTAGCCGGTTGGACAATGAAAGGGAAATGATGCAGTTAGTTAAATTAGAAAAGATCCGCTTGGATTGTGGCACTCAATCACGTTGCTCATTGAGTGAGCCAACGATCAATACCTACGCAGAGCAGATGGAGGACGGCGCGGTATTCCCCCCAGTCCACATCATCCACGACGGCAATAATTATTACTTGGCCGATGGCTTTCACAGGTACTTCGCCAACAAGAAGCTTGGCAACAAGGAGATTAGAGCGGATGTGGTCAATGGCACTTTAACCGAGGCGATCCTCTATTCCAAAGGAGCAAATGGACTTCATGGTTTACCATTCACCAACGAGGACAAGCGCAAGAATGTCCAAGAGATGTTGGATCATTTTGAGTTCGGGGACTGGTCAGACAGGGAGATTGCTAGAAGATGTTGCGTCAGCGCTCCGTTTGTTGGAAGGATGAGAAAGGAAAAGAGAGAGTCCGTCAAGTTCCAAAAGAACGGTAAAGTTTACGAGCACAAGGTCAAACCAAAGGAGGAGAAGCCCAAGGCAGACAAGAAAACCAAGTCAGAGGAGGAAGTGAAAACGTTTACAGATGACCAAGGCGCGGTCATCGATATGCTTCACAGTGAAAACACCAGGCTTGCTGAGGAGCTCGAGAAGGTCAAGGACGAGCTGAACATCAAGAACATGGACGCTACTCCCGAGCAAAAGGTCATGGCGTTGCAGACAATTGACGAGCTGAGAGATGAGATCAGGAAACTGAACATCGATTTGGTGGCGGTCAAGCAAAGCCGAGATCAGTATCAGAACGAGAATGCTTCTCTGAAGAGACAGATTGCAGCGCTCAACAAGAAACTTAAGAAATAAACCACGCTTAAGCCGGCGAGCATAGTCCGGCAGGAGAAACAAATGCTAACACTTAGACCTTATCAAGAGGAAACATTGGACGCGCTCAGGAAAGGGTTCGCGTCAGGTAAAACGAGGCAAGTCCTCTACGCTCCTACGGGGGCGGGCAAGACAGAGATGGCGATCGCATTGCTCAGCGCTACCAAGCAAAAGGGTAATCGGTCTGCCATGGTCTTGGACAGGATCGTATTGTGTGATCAGACCAGTACACGCCTACAATCTTACAACATCGAGCACGGGGTGCTTCAATCAGATCATTACCGGTACAGGCCGTTTGAATTGATCCAGATATGCTCCGCTCAAACGCTCGAGAGGAGGGATGGATTCCCTGATCTACAGCTCCTGATCATTGACGAAGCGCACACCACGCGCCAAAAGACAATGGAGTTCATCGAGAACAATCCTAATATCAAAGTCATTGGCCTGACTGCAACTCCCTTTACCAAAGGGATGGGCAAGGTCTACGACAATGTGATCAGCACCGTCACCACTCGGCAATTGGTAGAGCAAAAAGTACTTGTTCCTCTCAAGGTTTATATCGCCAAAGAGATCGACATGGAAGGGGCAAAGAAGGTTGCGGGCGAGTGGGCACAGGACGAGGTCACTACAAGGGGACTGAAGATCACCGGAGACATTGTGTCTGAGTGGATATCCAAGACCCAAGAGATCTTTGGTGGCCCAAAAAAGACGATCGTATTCTGTGCCGGTGTAGCGCACGGGGAAGACTTGGCTAAGAAGTTTAAGGAAGCCGGATACAACTTCATCTCCATCTCGTACAGGGAAGACGACGATTACAAGAAGAAGGTGATCGAGGACTTTTCTAAGCCCGATACGATGATTGATGGGCTTATAGCTACCGACATATTGACCAAGGGATTTGATGTCCCTGATGTCATGGTAGGGGTGTCGGCGAGGCCGTTCTCTAAGTCATTGTCATCTCACATCCAACAGATGGGACGGGTCATGCGCGGTCGAGAGGGAAAGGACTTCGCTTTATGGCTTGATCACTCCGGTAATTACCTGAGATTCAGAGAGAACTGGGACGATGTATTCGAGAACGGGGTATCAGAGCTGGACGATTCCAAAGAGAAACCCAAGAAAGAACCCACACAAAAGGAGAAAGAGGAGGCCAAGTGTCCAAGATGCCACGCGTTTTGGGCGTTCAGCTCCGATGTTTGCGGTGCTTGTGGGTATGTGAGGGAAAGAAAGAACAAGGTCGAGGCGGTCGCCGGTACATTACAGGAGCTGGACGGATCTCCATCCATGGCCTCGAAACAGGAATTCTGGTCGATGATGCAATGGTATGTCAGACACAACGGATGGAACGATAAAAGAGCCTTGGCTACTTACAGGGAGCGGTTCGGCACATGGCCAAAGGGTCTACACGATATACCCGTCCAACCGAATGCGGAATGTACCAAGTACATTAATAAAAAGATCAGGGCATACTTGTACAAGATGGGAAAGATTAGATGAGCGACTTGATTACTTTTGCTAGAGAGCACGGCATTCTGATAGACCACGAGCCACCGATCGGGATGTGGAAAAGATATCCCACGGAGGATCACCCCAGTTCTAGGAACGGAGCGATCAAGTACATGGGTAACATGGCGTTCGTACAGAACCACGCCATCATGACTGAGCCGATCCTTTGGAGGTCAAGTGTAAATGTTTACACATCCAACATTAGGAATTTGGTCAAGCAAAGCGAGGAAAAGACCCGCCACAATCAGCTGAACGCGGTACGAAAAGCCACCCACATCTTGAACAACGCGGTGAAGACCACCCATCCTTACTTGGCCAAGAAGGGATTCCCAACTCAGAAGGGATTCGTTTGGAACGAATTACTTGTAGTACCCATGAGGATAGATGAGCATTTGTGTGGATGTCAGCTCATTGATCCACTTGGACAAAAGAGGTTTCTCTCGGGACAGAAAACGGCGGGGGCTAAGCTCACGATCGACAACAAGGGCATGGATTTCCTTGTGGAAGGGTACGCGACTGCCTTGTCCCTTCGTGCGGTACTCAGGCACTTGCGACTCAGGTATAAGATACATATTTGCTTTAGCGCAGGCAATATGAAAAAGGTCGCCCACAACTTCAAGTCGGGGGTTGTGGTCGCGGATAACGATGAATCGGGTACTGGGGAGCGCATCGCCAAGGAAATAGGTTGGGACTACTGGTTAAGTCCCGAGTACGGGGATATGAACGACTATCACCAAAAGCATGGCCTTGATTTACTTGGACAAAACTTTAGTGAATTTCTGCACCTGTGAATGACGGGGCGACATAGACATTCGCTCCCGCCATTTGTGCGTACTTGAGACTTGCCATGATTTCTAGGCCAAGCCGGATGACATCTTCGCCATCGCCGACAATGTCGGCTTGGGCGTAGATTGTTCCGTTCTCATTTTGAGTGAGATAGATGACGAATTTCGGGTTCAATTGAGACAATTTGCATCCTTTTATCAGGGTAGTTATTGGCGGTATCGATCATGGATTTGAGAGCCTCCTTCTTGGAGGAGGCGGTGATCAGCATTTGAAATTCCACCCCGTTCAAGATCAACTTGACGCGAAACCTCATGTTAGCACCCACTTAGCGCAACAGTAAAGGAATGGCACAATGAAAACGATTACACATACAAATTCCGTACCGGCCTTTACTTTTAATTCAGCTTTTGTCATTTGGGTATTCCTTTTCAAATAGGCGAAAGAATTTACAGTTATCCCGAACAATATCGCCGGTATCGTCCGTTGTCATAAAGTAAGCGGTCACGGCAAAGGTATTCTCGTCCGCAAACCAAAAGTTGATATCAAAGCCACCTTCGGGTATCTCCACATAGTCCCACTCTTCGTGGTCGTACTGATCGGGATCAAAGCTAATTTTCCTACGGGACAACTCAGCGATGATCTTGGCGCGTAGCATTGGATTTACTTGGACATCGGTCATGTCAGCTCTCCAACTTGTGAAGTCAAACCCACCCACTCGTCCGGATCGAGATCCTCTTCGATCTTGGCCATGACAGAACAGATCTCGTCCCACTCCTCGTCCGAGCTCGGGATACATTCCTCGCGGTAAGTACACAAGGCATTCCAAATGATTTCTAAGTTATTCATTTATTCCTCCATTAAAAACAAACCAATGTCTACACATTGTGAAAACAATTCCTCTTTAGAAAGGTTTTTAAATCCTTTTGATCCATTTAAAAGGATATTTGTCAAGCATTCTCGCTTTTTGCTTTCATCCCGCTCGAGTATCCAGTTAACCTCATAGTTAACTATTTGCTCGAGCATTTGGGATTTGGTGATATGTATCGGTGTGTTTTGTTTCTTTTGGTAATTGATACCGGATTCAAATGCTATATAGGTATCCATCAAATGTGTATACCCTTCCATAGAATCTACTGAGTTGTTATCTTTCAAAAAGCGCAAAATAGTTTCTTCATCGCACTCAGAAATCGATCCGCGATACATTTCAAAAAATGCTTTGTCAATTGCTTCTCTGTTCATTTATCAATCTCCCATGTTCGTTGATTAAATTCCTCTTTGATGCTTTCATCGGACATCTTGTTATATCCAACACCATCACGCAAAATAAAGTCCAAATACTCGTAATCTTTATTTATCAATGCGTCCTTAATAACTTGTATGTCATCTTTGATCAGTCGCTCAATCATTGCTTCTCGTTTCATTCTTCATCTCCTTCGTGTATTTCTTTCACGCCACAAACGCAAAGGATCACTTCTTCGCATTCGGGGTCGATATCGAAGTCAGCACATAGTTCGTACCAATCCACATTCATACTGGCTCGATCGATCCGAAACCATCCACCTTTAGGTAATACGCGATACCCAACTTTTTCAACTTCTTCTTTAGTTATCATTTTCTTCTCCTTCCAAATCCATATAAAACTCTAATTCATCTTGGGACATATAAGACATGAGCATTTCTGCCATCCAAACCGCGCCGTTATCGTAGAAACGATCGTATACGCGCCCAACTTTTTCAATTCCGTACTTTTGATTTAATTCATCAATGTTCATTTGATCCCCCTTTTAATGAATCTAAGATTGCCTCGAGCTTCTCATAGTTATCTTGAAACAAATCACCTTCTATGTTGTAAATGATGGTCGTTGCTTCATCCAACAAATGGATAACCTTGGTCAACTTAAGTAACTCAGCGCCCATAACTTCTTCGGACTCGAAAGCACTCCAATCATTATTGAGCATGGCTAATAATTCAGCTGACTCACTAGTCACTTCTTCTGCCAATCCTTGATCGACTTCGTTGTTTTGCGCTTGCATTCCAAGCTCATAAGCGCGCTCGAGCATTTCAATTAATCTTTTCATTTGTTTTCTCCTTACCAACTTGCACAATAGGTGAACCAATAATTATCGGGAAAGTCATTTAAACAAGCCACGAGCCCATCTTTAGTGATCTGCATCTCATAAGTAAAATCTTCGTCCACTTCGTTATCGCTAAAGTCCGAGGTCTTACCCTCGAGAGCTCTAGCGCATTGAAAGATTAAATCTTGAAGGTCTTCCCGTTCGATCTCGCACTCTTGAAGCACATCTCGATCGTCAAGCCTATCGATGAACCATTGATTCACTAAATGGCATTTCCGCCATTGCATCGCCCTAAAAGCCACCGAACGGACTGTTCTATTGATTCCCAGTATTTCGGCTATTTCTTTCCCTTTTTCTTCGTCCGAATCAGAATAAAGGTATTTGTGAGCGGTTAAATACATATCTAAACCCATAATTTTTCTCCTTTGATTTACTTGGATTAACTTGCGAATACTTCGCGCGACAGAATTTCCGTATCCACCAACTTGTGGCACGCGTTGAGAGTCCACATCAAAACATGAGACGCACTCGCCCTCTCACTGGTCGGCAAGTGGTCGATGAAGTCTTGAATCTCGGATATGGATATGGTCGCCCATAAGTCGGACTTAGGGATAGGGTTTTGAACAATGTCATACATGATTTTTCTCTCCTTGATTTACTTGATTAAATTCGATCTCGATAAATGGTATTTCTAGGTCGCGCATGACGGAAACGATCGCCACATGAGCATCTGTCAGCGGATCGTAGTCCGCCTTCATTTCGAAAAGGTAATCGCTCAGCGCGAGCTCTACCAATTGGATTTTTTGTTTTGTGCTTTGATTTACTTGCATAATTCGGCCTCTTGATTTACTTGAATCCAATCTTGTTCTATGCGCTCGAGCTTAGATTTACACTCAGAATAAAATTCCTGTTTATTTTCGTAACCGAGCGATTTATAGGTTTGACCATTAGCTAAGTCGGACATATCAAAAAAAAGCTCTTGGATTAGTGTTAATGTTTTCATTTTTTCCTCTTGATTTACTTGGACAAAATCGCGCCAAAATAGACGCCCAAAACCCTCGGCGAAGGGCTTGGAGCGGTATTTCAACGCGCCTCCGATCGTCCGCGCTCGATTAAATGACGCGCATAAGCTCGATCCTCCACGCGCTCACTCTCGATCATTAGGCGGAGTATTTCGGCTCGAGCTCGAGCTTGATCCGCGCCCTTGGCCTTTTCAAACCGGTAACCGGCTTGAATATATTCGTTTTCGGTGTGGTTCATTTTTAGTGCATCAAGTAAGAGACTGGTTTATCAGTCCAACAAGCGCGACAGTCCCTACACTCACCGGCTTGGCTTGGAGCTTTACACGCGAGCCCTAGGGGTTTTGTAGTGTGGACATTCGAAGTAGTGACCCCCTTGATCCCTTGGAGCGAGGCGGGTACTTGAACCGGTTTATCGGGGTACATACCGGACAAACGGACGATTAAATTTTCGGGTATTTTCTCGCCCTTTGCGATATAGGATTTAATAATTGAATATTCGCGAGTCGGTAACCAATGGCGCGTTTTGGGTGTGAGCTTTGCCACTTCGACAATTTTCTCGAAGTGATCGAGGCCTTGTAGGTCGCCGGCGTCATGCCATCGAAAATAGGGATCAAGGCCGATTAGAGTCACCATAGCGTCCACCCAAGCCGGATCATTAATAGAATCGAGGCGCGCGAATTGAGCCGGTTTAATGGTGTTTTGATACATCAAATAAAAATTACGATCCGCGTAACATGATGCACAAACCGAGCCGGCGATTTTGGACATCTTAAAGCCGGTGATACACGCCTCAGTCGGGAGCGAGTAAGATTTACAAGGCATTTTGCTCGTTTGAGTGAGCCCACCGGTCAACATCGATGCATCTTTTTTCAACATAATCGTTTTCATTTTTTTACCCTTCCATTAATATTTTTTTAAGCTCTTTTATTGTTTTGCCGGTAATGGCTGAAAGCTCCGCTAGCGTCATGTTTAATTTGCGCTGATATAAATCGATAATTTGCTCGTTTGTCATTTTTTAAGCTCCTTCGGTTACTGGAATAAATTGGCGGACAATGTACACATCGCCCATTAGGTCGGTGATCTCACAATGGGAAAATTCCCCTTCATCGCTGATACAATCATAATGAGAGTAAGGGATATGGATCGAGTCGTACCATTGATTAAATTGATCCGCCTCGAGATCCTCCAATCCGCTCAAGTCGGCATTGATTAGGGCGGACAAAAAATGTCCGCATATTTTGTGGTCGATATGGTCAAATTGCATTTTTAAGTCCCTTCAGAATGTAAGCGTAAAAAATTGAGTATCTTTATCGGTCGCGATCCAATCGGAGTCGATCCAATTGAAGGCCTCAGTTATCGCGTGTTGTTCGGGATAATGGACATCAAACCGGTAAGGGACAATCACCGGATCAGAGCCAAGCGATACATTTTTAACTGAAAAGCGCGCGCCCCTTGTATTGGTCGCGGGTAATTTTTTGACAGAGATTAGGTTTTGCATTTTTAGAAATCCTCGTTGATTAAGATACACGCGCCGAGTACTGAAACGGCGATACAGGGAAAGGCCATGATTGAAAATCCCATATGGATATAGGCGATCGCCATACAGGCCGAAGCGATCGATCCGAGAGTGATTAAGTATTTCATGCGTAAGCCCTTTCGAATTTAATGCGCATACAGTCGGCATAAGAGCCGGTAAAGATAATGCGATAGGAGTTTCGGACAACATCGCCCTTACAAACGATAATGTTTCCGTGTGAGTTAATTTGAGCCGTGTACATTGTTTTATTCCTTCCCAATAAGTTGACCGAATTGTTTTAAAACGCTAGCCTTGTTTCCCTTTAAACCGAATTGTTTTTTAATGAGCGCGTATACAGAACCCTTAGAATGCTTTAGGCCAAGTGTCTCGAGCTTGAGTGCTTGATACATTGTTAATAGGCGATACTGTTCAATTTGTTCCGGTGTGTTGAGCATAATTCCCATAATTTAAGCCTCTTGAATGAATTGTTCTAAGTGAATGATTTTTTCTTTTATGCTTGTTATTTTTTTCTCTGCGTTGCGAGTGTAGTAAAGTACTTTCCCGCCGGTGTAGGCTTGTATTCCGCCAAGATAGGATTTAGGATTTAATTCGATTGAATCTAATTGTTTGTATAAATCCTCGATTGTTTGGTAGGCTTGTTTTTCGTCCATGGTTTACCCTTTTTAAGTGAATGCGATATTGCATTAACGACATTGTCTTATAGGTCGTTGACAATTGTCTATTGAATAATTTTTATGAGAAAACGGATATCGATTAAGAAAACCTATCGCCAAAACCGGCGAAGTGTAATCCGTTTACACTTGCGAGATAAAAGCCCGAACCCAGCTCATTGGCTTATTCCACCCAAGGGATAGATACAAGGGTATGGACAATAGAACCCTTGTTGTGATCTAATGCGTTTTATGTTTTATGTTCTGCTTAATTCGAATATATGGAAACAATGACAAAACCAACCCGTAAGGCCATGAGAGATGCTTTAAAAGAGCAAACGATCCAAAGTATCCTAAGAGTGCCGAAATCCACCTTAACCGCAAAACAAGCCAAATTTGCGGAGGCGGTCGCACTAGGCGATACCAAATCGGACGCATACCGCAAAGCGTACAAACCGAACGCCAAGACAACCACAGTTAACCGGAACGCTCACACCATCGCGTCAAATATCAAGGTTCAAGCAACCATCGAGGCCATTAAACAGGCAAACGAGGCGATGAAATATCAAAACGCTGAATCCCTTCGATCACTGGCGATCACTTCCCTAGTGCAAGTGCTTACAGATCCCGAGACAAAACCACAAGCCAAGATTCAAGCGAGTAAGATCATCGGGCAAATGACGGAGGTGTCATTGTTTACGCATCGATCCGAGACGAAGGTTATCCACTCAAGCGAAGACATCAAGGCCAAGATCCTCCAAGAGATTAGAGGGCTTATGTCCGGCGATATCGAAGATGTTATCGAGAAAGACGCCACTTCCTTATTGGCCGAGCTTACAAGCGATCCCGAAAATTTGGACGGCGAAGACCCCACCGCCACCCCAGACCCCGAGATTTTTTTGGACGCCCCCCACTCAGAATTGCATACTATTCCAGACGAAGGATCCCATCAATTATCAGATTCTAATAGCACAAGTGTAAACGGATTACACTTGCAGACCCCACCCCCTTCGGATGAGGAAACCCCCCGGTAGGTCTTTATGGCTAGAATAGAAAAAAAATATACAAAAAAAATATTCATTAACCCTGTCATGGTAGCTAGAAAGTGTGACTATACGGAAGAGGAAGCGAAAGGATTGGAGATGACGCCTGTACAAAAGGAAGTGTTTCTATATGTGGATGAGTATTGGAAGAAGTATGGATGGGGCCCGACGTATAGGGAGATAGCGGCTTTTAGGAAGAAGAGCAGCTTGGGGAATATTCACCAGACGATTAAGAGGTTAGTTAGGCTAGGCGTATTAAAGCAGGTAAAGGGTATGGAGCGAAGCGTTAGACCTGTATATATTAACTTCAGGAATTTGGAATGATGACCGCAGGGCATAATTTATGAAGTTAGATGATATGTTAGCTTCCCTGGATAAGGATGACGCGGAGGCGTTGTTGACCCAAGTAACGGCCTATAAGGAAGCGGTTGAGCGGGAGAAGGCCCAGGACAGCTTCTTGTTCTATGTAAAGAAAATGTGGCCTGGCTTTATACACGGTAGACACCATGCAGTTATGGCGAAGTGTTTCGAGAGAGTGGCTAGTGGGGAACTGAAAAGACTGATCATCAATCTTGGCCCTCGTCATACGAAAAGTGAATTTGCTAGTAATCTTTTCCCTAGTTGGTTTCTAGGAAAGTTCCCTCATAAGAAAGTGATCCAGTGTTCTAATACAGCAGATCTAGCGGTTGGCTTTGGACGGAAGGTCAGGAACCTCGTAGACTCAGATGCGTATCAATCTGTATTCCCTGGAATAGGACTCCAGTCAGATAGTAAAGCTGCCGGCAGATGGGCAACAAATAAAGGCGGGGATTATTTCGCTATTGGCGTCGGTGGTACGGTAACGGGTAAGGGTGCTGATCTTCTTATCATCGATGACCCCCATTCTGAACAGGAAGCCAAGCTCGCGGCGAACGATGCGGAAGTTTTCGATAATGTATATGAGTGGTACACCTCTGGCCCCCGGCAACGTTTACAGCCAGGCGGAGCTATCGTCTTAGTGATGACCCGCTGGTCGGACAGGGATTTGACCGGAAAGATACTGAAGAGCTCGAGTGGCGAGGAGTGGGAGGTTATAGAGCTACCCGCTATTATGCCGAGCGGAAATCCCTTATGGCCTGAATTCTGGCCCCTCAATGAACTCTTGGCGGTCAAAGAAGAAATCGGAATCTATAAGTGGAACGCCCAATACCAGCAGACGCCGACCGGAGAAGAAGGAGCGATCGTCAAGAGGGAATGGTGGAAGAGATGGAAAGGTGCAGCTGCCCCTCCATGTGAATTTATTCTCCAGAGCTGGGATACCGCATTTACGAAGAGTGCGAGGGCTGACTATTCTGCGTGTACGACTTGGGGAATCTTTCATTTGAACGAAGACCCAAAGGATATCAATATCATCTTATTGGATGCGTTCAGGGATAAGTTTGAGTTCCCTGAATTGAAACAAGCTGCCCTGATGTCTTATAAAGAATGGGAACCTGATACATGTATCGTTGAAGCGAAAGCGGCTGGAGCCCCACTGATCTTTGAAATGCAGAGGATGGGAATACCGATTTATGAATACACACCGACACGGGGAAATGACAAGTTTGTTCGGTTAAACTCAACGACGGATTTGTTCAAGTCGGGCAAAGTATGGGCGCCTGATATGCATTGGGCGGATGAAGTAATTGAGGAGATTGCAAGATTTCCTAATGCCGAGCACGACGACTATGTGGACAGTACCACCCAAGCGCTGATAAGATTCAGGCAGGGTGGATTTCTCAGGCTTGAATCTGACGAGGAAGATGAGCCTACTTATTTTAAACGCAAGCGCGCGTATTACTAGGAGCCAACATGGCAACAAACTTTGACAAAGCTTTATATACAGATGTACCTCCATTAGATGTGAGTCCTCAAGAGGATATCGAGATCGAAGTAGAAGATCCAGAGAGTATGCACATTGGGATAGGAGGAATAGAGATTGATCTGGAGCCTAGTAAGTCGATTGATTACAGCGATGATTTTTATGCCAACTTAGCTGATGACATAGACGAAGGCGATTTAATGCAAGTCGCTGGAGAGCTGATGCAGTTGGTAGACCAAGATATCTATAGCCGTAAGGATTGGGCTGATACTTATGTCAAGGGTCTAGAAGTATTGGGGATGAAGTATGAAGAGAGAACCGAGCCTTGGAACGGGGCTTGTGGTGTTTTCTCTACAGTCTTAACTGAGGCTGCGATCAGGTTCCAGAGTGAGACGATCTCTGAATGTTTCCCTGCTGCTGGCCCAGTCAAGACCCAGATCATTGGTGCGATTGACCAGTTGAAACAAGAGATGGCTGCTCGTGTTCAGGAAGATATGAACTATGAGCTGACCGACGTCATGTTGGAGTATAGGCCAGAGCATGAACGTTTACTCTTGAACTTGGGACTGATCGGATCTGCGTTTAAGAAGATTTATCCTGATCCAGCATTGGGTCGTGCAATGGCGATGTACGTCGGAGCAGAGGATTTGATCATGCCTTATGGCTCAAGTGGTGTGATGCACTGTGAGCGGGTCACTCATTTGATGAGAAAGACCAAGAATGATATTAGAAAACTCCAGGTTGAGGGCTTTTATAGGGACGTAGAACTGGGTGAACCGGTACAAATCCCCACGGATATTGAGAAAAAGAAGGCGAATGAGGTTGGATATTCCCTGACGGACGATGACAGATACCAAATCTGCGAGATTCACGCCGATTACAACCTCCCTGGCTATGAAGATGAGGACGAAATCGCTCTTCCTTACGTGATTACGATCGATCGCGGGACGAACAAGGTACTGGCCATCCGTAGAAACTGGAATGAAGGGGACAAAAGGCATCTTAAACGCCAGCATTTTGTCCAATATACGTACATTCCTGGGTTTGGAGCCTACGGTTTTGGTCTTATTCACTTGATTGGTGGGTATGCTAGGGCTGGAACCATGATTATTCGCCAGTTGGTGGACGCTGGATCTCTTGCTAACCTACCAGGTGGACTGAAATCCCGTGGTTTGAGGGTCAAAGGGGACGATACACCCATTGCTCCTGGTGAATTCAGGGACGTAGACGTACCAAGTGGGTCGATCAAAGACAACATCATGACCCTTCCCTACAAGGAACCTAGTCAAGTGTTGGCCGGCTTACTGGCAAAGATTACAGATGAGGCAAGAAAGCTCGGATCTGTGAGCGATATGAATATTTCCGATATGTCAGGGAATGCTCCAGTAGGAACGACCTTGGCCTTGTTGGAAAGACAACTAAAGACCATGTCTGCTGTCCAGGCCCGAGTACATTACTCCATGAAACAGGAGTTCAAGTTACTCAAGGACATTATCAGGGACTTCGCGCCCAAGAGATACGCTTATACACCTGGGACTTCGGACAAGAAAGCTAAGCAGGAAGACTACGATGCAGTGGATATCATACCAGTATCCGATCCAAACTCGAGCACCATGGCTCAAAGGATCATGCAGTACCAAGCTGCTATGCAGATGGCGCAGCAAGCTCCACAGATTTATAACTTGCCTAATCTTCATAGACAAATGTTGGAAGTGTTGGGTATCAAGAATGCGGACAAGCTGGTTCCCACTGATGATGATCAAAAGCCACGCGATCCAGTATCCGAGAACATGTCGTTCTTGACAGGCAAACCGACCAAAGCTTTCATCTATCAGGATCACGACGCACACATAGCGGTTCATTCGGCGATGATGCAAGATCCCTTGTTGATGGCTCAAATTGGTCAGACACCCATGGCTCAACAGATACAGGGCGCGATCATGGCTCATATTGCAGAGCACTTGGCTTTCCAATATAGATCCAAGATCGAAAAGCAGTTGGGTGCTACCTTACCTAAACCAGACGCTGAGCTGCCCAAAGAAATGGAAGTTGAGTTGGCCAAACTGGTTGCTCAGGCAAGTCAGCAGGTTCTTCAAATGTCCAAGGGTCAAGCTGCACAACAGCAGGCTCAACAGCAGGCCCAAGATCCATTGATCCAAATGCAGCAAGCTCAGTTGCAGATTGCACAAATGGAAGCACAGACCAAGGCTCAGAAAGTCCAAGGCGACTTGCAGATCAAGCAGGCAGAGCTACAGTTGAAGACCCAGGCTGCCCAAGCACCACAGGCGGCAGCTGCTGCCAAGATGCAAGAGATTCAACAAAAAGCCCAGATGCACCAGCAAGACATGGTAATGAACGAGCAGTTACATGCGCAGAAGATACGCCAGCAAGAGCAAGAAGCTCGAGTGAAAGCTGCGTTGGCCATGTCTAAATTGGGAGAAAGAAAATGATTGAACAAGTTTTAAGCTTACTCAGTAGGAAGATTGGAGATCGTCGCAATCAGCTTACTGAATCAATAGCGAATGGAAGTGTAAACGATTACGCTTCCTATCGTGAAATCGTGGGGGTGATCCGTGGTCTAGCCACCTGCGAACAGGAGATAGAAGACCTCGTGCGGAGATATAAGGAAAATGACGATGAGTGAATTATTGATAAGTCAAGACGGGGAAACTGCGACAACGTTACCCCAATCAGCTGAAGAAAAGGCGAGACAGATTCCAGCGCCCAAAACTTTTCATTTGCTAACGGTACTACCGGACATCGATGAGGAGTATGAAAGCGGATTGGTCAAAGCCGGAACCACTATTCATTACGAAGAAGTACTGTCGCCAGTATTATTTGTGATCGAGTTGGGGCCTGATGCTTACGCGGATAAGTCCAGATTCCCCAGTGGCCCTTCATGCCAAAAAGGTGACTTTGTTATTGTTCGTCCTAATACGGGAACAAGGATCAAGATACATGGCAAGGAGTTTAGGATCATTAAAGATGATCAAGTTGAAGCCGTGGTTCAAGATCCTCGCGGCATTAGTCGTGCTGCTTAAGGAGAGATCATGGCTGAATTAGATACTAAACAGTACAAGTTTCCCGATGAAGAAGGCAACGACGTTGCGTTTGAATTGGAAGATGAGCCCATTGTAGAAGTGGTAGACGACACACCACCAGAAGACCGGAACCGTAAACCTATGGCTGAAGCCCCTAAAGATTTTTCGGACGAAGAGTTGGAAAGTTACAACGAAAGCGTCAAGAAGAGAATTCAACACTTTACTAAGGGTTATCACGAAGAGCGCAGGGCCAAAGAGGCAGCTACTCGTGAGAGAGAAGAAGCGTTGAAGTTGGCGCAAGCTGTTTTAGAAGAGAACCAAAAGCTCAAGGGTTCATTGAACCAAGGGCATACTGCTCTCCTGGAGCAGGCTAAGAAAGTAATGGACAATGAGCTGTCTATGGCGGAAGCCAGGCTGCGCATTGCCTATGAATCTGGTGACTCATCTGCTATTGCGGAGGCTCAAAGAGAGTTAACGACGACAGTCCTCAAGGCTGACAAGATTGAAAACTTTAAGCCCACCCCTTTACAAGAGTCACGGAATGAGGTACAAATACCACAACGGCAACCGGAACAGCCACGCCTTCACTATAAAACGGAAGATTGGCGTTCACGGAATCCCTGGTTCGGGCAAAACCGACGCATGACAAGTTATGCATTGGCACTGCACGAAGAACTTACGCAAGACGAGCGAATTGATCCGACTAGCGATGAGTATTACCAGAGGATTGATGCCGAAATGAAAGATCGTTTCCCAGATGCTTTCGAGTCTGGTAGACAGGTGGATGCGACTCCTTCACCTAAAAAATCGAATGTTGCACCTGCGACAAGAAGTACAGCGGCTAAAAAGATCGTGCTTACAACATCACAGGTAAATATCGCCAAAAAGCTTGGAATTCCATTGGAAGTCTACGCTAAAGAGGTTGCTAAACAGAATAGAAGGGGAGAATAATCATGGCTGAGAATCAAGTGCGCAAACCTAGAGAGACAGAAACAAGGGAAGTTCAATCCTACAGGGCAGAGTCCTGGAGGCCACCTGAAGTTCTACCTATGCCTGACGCTAGACCTGGTTGGGTTCATCGATATATTCGTATTAGCATGATGGGTACTGCCGATCCCGCTAATATTTCTTCTAAGTTCCGTGAGGGATATGAGCCTGTGCGAGCAGAAGATTATCCTGAGATGATGATGCACGCCACTCAAGAAGGCCGCTTTAAAGGCAATATTGAAGTAGGTGGTTTGTTGTTATGCCGTATTCCTGAAGAATTCCTTAAACAACGCGAGGCATATTATGCCCAGCAGAATAAGGCGCAGATGGAGTCGGTTGACAATACGTTCATGAAAAACAATGATCCTCGTATGCCTCTATTTAAAGATAGACGCAGTGAGGTATCTCTTGGTCGTTAATTTTTTTAGGAGTCCTTAAATGGCTTACCCAACCGTCAGCAAGACGTATGGATTCAAACCAGTCAATAGACTGGATGGTCTTCCTTACGCCGGAGCGATCCGTCAAATCCCAGTTGCGCCTGCTTACGCTACCGCAATTTTGAACGGCGATACAGTTGCTATTGATACCAATGGTTACTTGGTTGCTAAAACTACCACTAACTCTGGCGACAGCGTTGGTGTATTGGTCGGCTGTCAGTATGTAAACTCTCAGAGCCAAACGGTTCAAGGACAATACTACCCAGCAGCCGCATCAACAACTACAGCTATGGCTTTTGCTTATGTTGTGGATGATCCTAATGCAGTGTTTAAAGTAGTTGCTACCAATGGTCAAACTACAGTTCCAACAGCTTTCACAAGAGCTATCGTTGGTGCTAACGTTGCCATTTCTGTTGCTACAGGTAACACATCAACTGGTGATTCTTATTATGGTATCGACGGTACATCCGCCAATACTACTAATACATTGCCTATTCGTGTAGTAGACGTAGTACCTGATACAGCTACTGGCCCTGCCGGTGCATCAGCTACAACCTATTACGAGTTTTTGGTCAAGTTCAACTTGCACCAGTACACTGATACAACTGGTATCTAAGGAGTAACTTACCATGGCAATTTCACGCGCACAACTATTGAAAGAACTCCTCCCAGGCTTGAACGCATTGTTCGGTTTGGAATATGCCCGTTACGGCGAAGAGCACAAAGAAGTCTACGAAACAGAGACTTCAGAGCGTTCTTTCGAAGAGGAAACAAAACTGTCCGGATTCTCCGCAGCACCAGTCAAGAACGAGGGCTCAGCCATCAGTTATGACAATGCACAAGAGGCATGGACAACTCGCTATAACCACGAAACCATCGCTTTGGGTTTCTCAATCACTGAAGAGGCGATTGAAGATAACTTGTACGACAGCTTGTCTGCTCGCTACACCAAAGGTTTGGCACGTGCTATGGCTTATACCAAGCAGGTTAAAGCTGCTGCCGTATTGAACAATGGCTTCTCATCTAACTACCTCGGTGGTGACGGTGTTGCTTTGTTCTCTACAGCTCATCCCTTGGTATCAGGTGGTACTAACTCCAACACTCCTACTACCCAAGCTGACTTGAATGAAACCTCTCTCGAGAGCGCAGTTATTCAGATCGCTGGTTGGACAGACGAGCGTGGATTATTGATCGCTGCTAAGCCCAAGAAGTTGATTGTTCCTCCTTCACTCCAGTTCGTAGCAACCCGTTTGCTCGATACAAAACTGCGTGTTGGTACAAACAACAACGACATTAACGCTATTGAGAACAACGGTACGATTGGCGAAGGCTATGCGATCAACCACTTCTTGACCGACGTTAATGCTTGGTTCTTGACTACAGACGTACCCAATGGCTTGAAGCACTTCATCAGAACTCCTTTGCAGAATTCTATGGACGGTGACTTCGATACAGGTAACGTTCGCTATAAAGCCCGTGAGCGTTATAGCTTCGGTTGGTCTGATCCATTGGGAGTCTTTGGCTCTTCAGGATCATTCTGATCTAAGTGAAAAAGGGGGCTCAAAAGGCCCTCTTTTTTTATTGACACTTTTTAAAAATAGTGTATATTATTGAATAACTGGGTGATCATTCTTACCACCACTGCCCCAGCAGATGATGCAACAATCGGTAAGAATACTTTTGCATAAGGAGCAAAATTATGGGACGCGCAACCTTTGAAGGCCCAATACTATCGGGTGACTCACGTTTTGGCCCACTACGTAATGTAGGCTACGCTGATCTTGTACAAGAGACTAGCATCGTATTAACAAACGTTACAAATGCAACTGCTGGTTACGGCGGTACATCAGGTCAGTTTGTTAACGGAAACCAAATTCCAAATCAGAATGCAGTTGTTTATACACCTTCATCATCTACATATCCTCCTGTAGCGGCAACGATTACAGCTGATGCTGGTACTAGTGGTACTGGTACTTTGTATCGTGGTATTGTTTTTTACGTACCATACGGTTCAAATATCAATGATTTCTTGATTGATACCAATGTAGCTATTACAGCAACAGGTGGAACAATTGGTACTGTTACAGCCAAGATGGGTAATGCATTCAATGATACAACTTATGGAAACATTACATCAGTAAATGCAGCCACAGGTCGTAACACTATTGCTCAAACAGGCGCTCAATTGCTTTCTTGCAATTCAACAACTGGTGATATCACAATCAGTCCTACATCAGGCACAGGCCCTTATGCTGGTTTGATGTCTCAAATTGTGGTAACGTTTACTATTCCCTACACAGCAGGAACAGGAACTACATTGCCCGTGATAACAGCTGGTACTTTTACAGCAGCAGTTCGTTATACACAGTTTGATGCAAACATCGGTAACTCTACAACTTACCCCTACGGTAACTTTGACTAATCAGTCCTAGGGGCTTCGGCCCCTTGTTTTTAAACAAGGAGATTGATTATGAATCAGACACCCGTAAAACAAGCGCACATAAACGGCAGTGGATTTTTAGTGCTTGGTCGTAACAGAGTTAAAGGTATTTCCTTTACTGGTACGTCAACTGCTGGATTTTTAGCTCTGTTTGATACTACAACTGCTCCAGTTACCACGGCTACTTATGGACGTTCTGGAACGACAGTAACGATATCACAAGCATCTCATGGTTTAGTGACTGGTCAAGTCATTGGTATTGACTTTGCAGCAGGCTCTGGCGGTACAGCCACTAACGGTAATTATGCAGTTACTGTTACTAATTCAAGCACATTCACAATTACAGACATCAACAGTGGAACCATAACTGGTACACCAACTCTTGTTTATGCAAGCAGATGGTTATTGTCTTATGATGTAAGCGCTAGTGATACATATAACAATTCACCATTCATCCCTGATGACGGCGTAATTGCGACTGACGGTATCTACGCTTATTTGTCCAACGTAGCTGCATGCAATATTTATTATGGCTGAAGAAAAGAAAGCAGTACTTGCGCAGAGGAAACTGTTCATCGGTATTCCCTGCCATGACGGCAGAGTAAACATCAAGACAGCGTATGCTTTGGCGCAGTTAATGCCTGAAGCTATGCGTCTTGGTATTGCTGTCACTCTTTCAGACATATCCAATTGCTCCATCATTACTTTGGCTCGTAATTCACTGGTAGCAGAATTCCTCAAAACAGATTGTACAGAGCTGTTATTTATTGATTCTGATGTTGTTGTTACACCAGATGATATTTTGCGTCTAATGGCTCAGTCTAGTGACAAAGACATTTGCGCTGGAGCATATCCACGCCGAGCAAGAGACAAGAAGTTCTTTACAGATTTGTATTGGACAGAGAATAACGAGTTAGAGTTTGAAGGTTCACTGATGCGTGTTAAGCGTGTCGGTACAGGCTTTATGTTGATTCGTCGTCATGTCATTGAAAAAATGATTGAAGCGCATCCAGAGTGGTCGTACAAAAACAAACCAACAGGCGAGCGTATGAGCGCCTTGTTTGACTTTGATATTATTGATGACCAGTATGTAGGCGAAGATTATTTATTCTGCGACAGAGCGACACAGATGGGATTTAAAGTCTACATAGATGTGGATATCAGTTTGCCCCATATTGGTAGTGAAACGTTTACAAATAACTTCCGTGAGGAGGTTGTAATCCCGCTACTAGAGGGTATTCGTGAATCTCGATTGAAAGTTGTAAATGGCTAAGACACCAGCATGGCAACGCAAAGAAGGAAAGAATCCGAATGGCGGCTTGAACGCCAAGGGAAGGGCGTCCGCAAAGAAGGAGGGGATGAATTTAAAGCCTCCCCAACCCGAGGGCGGATCTCGGAAAAAGTCCTTTTGTGCGCGAATGACTGGAATGAAAGAAAAGCTAACCTCGGCCAAGACAGCTCACGATCCGAACAGCAGGATTAATAAAAGTTTACGGGCCTGGCATTGTGCAGATGGTTGCGCAATACGTGGATTAACAAAAGGAAGGATGGTTTGATATGGCAAAAGATAGTTATGATGACCAAATTAACGCTTTGCAAAAGCAAAAGCAAACCAATTCCGATGTCAAAAAAGTAAAAGACTATCTCTTTTACGCTAAAGAACAAACCCCAGGAAAAGATGCTCCTTACAGCAGATTCCGTGATCCAAGCGGCGCTATGGCTAAAGAGAGATTAGACGAGCGTGGTGTTGATACTGAAAGCTTAATTACTGGCAAGCCTAGCGCAAATGAAGATTATAAAAAAGGTGGCAAGATTAAACATCATAAAAAAGGTGGTGCTGCAAAGTCATCTGCTTCTAAACGTGCTGATGGTTGTATTGAAAAAGGCCATACTAAGGGTAGGTATCTATAATGGATTCGATGATATGGAATGCAGTTCTTACCTTACTTGTCGGGCTTTTAGGATGGGTATTAAGAGAGAAATCAGCAGAATTGCAACGCATAACTATTTTGCTAAACCGGACACGGGAAGAGATGGCCAAAGAGTATGTGACAAAAGCAGAAGTCCATGCCGATATAAACAGAGTGCTGGATCGGTTGGACAGGTTGGAAAGCAAGATTGATAGGTTGATGGATAATAATCATGCCAAGTCATAGCGCTAAACAGCATCGTTTTATGGAAGCAATTGCCCATAACAAGGCGTTTGCCAAGAAGGTTCACATACCTCAAAAGGTAGGTGAGGATTTTGTAGAAGCCGATAAAGGCAAACATTTTTCAAAGGGTGGTAGTATGAAATCAAACAAAATGCATGAGTTAAATCAAGCAAAAGAACTTCGTCGCATTGCGGCTGAAGAGGAGCGCGAAGCCAAGGAAATGAAACGAGGCGGACACGCAAAAAAGATGGCTGATGGTGGTGGAGTTAATCCCCGCGTAGCAGCTTTAATGGCACGTATGGCTGCACCACGCAGAGCAGTTCGCGCTCCAATGGCAGCACCAGCAATGGCACCAGCAATGGCACCTGGAATGAAACACGGAGGAAAAACCATGAAACACGAAGGTCACGAGCATCACATGAAGATGGCTCATCATCATTTAAAGATGGCGATGAAAGCCGGCGGTAAAACTGAAGAGAAGGGTATTCCTCACTCTAAAGATATGGGCGAGAAAGTTCTTAAGCATGGCGGCAAAGCTCACGCTTATGCTAGAGGCGGTAAGATTGACTCACGTATGGAACCCGCACATATGGAAAAAGCAGGCGATTTGCGTAAAGGCAATAAGCCCCATGGTGAACATGTTATCCAGGAAAAAGGTCACACACGCGCCATGATGCCTAAAATGAGAGGCAACGTTATTGGTAACGGCCCTATCGTTAATGCTAAAAAGCATGGCGGTAAAATTCATCACAAGAAGTAAGGATTGATCATGAAACATAGTCACGGACATATTCATCCTGCTGGCCATGAGCATCATCATGAGCACAAGATGCACCATGAGCATGTAGCTCAGCATGAGGCTGGTGGTCACGTTCACCACCATCATCATTACAAAGAGCATGCTGCTGGTCACCACTTGCACCATGACGCTGTAGAGCACTTGCACAAGCACCAGAAGCACATGGCTCACGGTGGTAAGGCAAAATGCTAGCCAGTCGCGGAATGGGCGATATCAGCCCATCTAAGATGCCCAAGGGTATTCGGAAGAAGCGCCGAGATAACACGGACTTCACCCAATACTCTAAGGGCGGGAATGTTGGCTTGTATGCCAATATCCATGCGAAACAGGAACGTATCGCACACGGCTCCAAGGAAAAGATGAGAAAGCCTGGGAGTAAGGGCGCCCCTACAGAAGAGGCGTTTATCAAGGCTGCAAAGACCCGAAAATCCTGAAGTGTAAACGTTTACAGATGCAATCATGACAACAACCGGAAAAACATCCTTTGACCTAGACTTTACCGAATTGGCGGAAGAGGCATGGGAACGCGCCGGTCGTGAATTGCGTACTGGCTATGACTTGCGTACAGCCAGACGTTCCATGAACCTGATGACCATCGAGTGGCAAAACCGTGGCATCAATATGTGGACGATTCAACAGCAATCGTTTACCCTGGTTCAAGGTTTAAATACATATCCTATTCCTTTGGATACGATTGATTTAATGGATCATGTGATCCGTACGAATCAAGGGCAAACAAGCAACCAGGCTGACTTGACAATTACGCGAATTAGTATGCCTACGTACGCTACGATTCCTAATAAGTTAACTCAGGCCAGACCCATCCAGGTCATGGTTCAAAGAAACTCCGGTGAGACTAATCCTTTGTATAACAGCTCAGGAACGCAAGTTACCCTAGCTACTAGCATAGGTACTACTGACACCACAATAACGCTTTCTAGCACGGTAGGAATGGCTGCGCAGGGCTATATCCAATTGGCAAGTACATCGGGTGAGGTTGTTTACTATTCCTATATATCAGGGAATTCCCTAATGAATTGTTTTAGGGGTCAGAACAACACGACAGCTACTTCCTATACCGCTGGATCAGGCACACCCATTTTCATTCCACAGATTCCTGCTGTAACTGTTTGGCCTACGCCAGATGGTTCTACGACATACACGTTTGTTTATTGGAGAATGCGCAGGGTACAGGACACTGGTTCTGGCATTCAAACAGGCGACATGAGTTTTAGGTTTATGCCTGCGGCTGCTGCTGGTTTGGCGTATCACATTGCGACCAAGATACCAGAGGGTACGCCCAGGATAGATATGTTAAAAGGTCAGTATGACGAACAGTTTAATTTGGCGGCAGGGGAAGATAGAGAAAAAGCTGCGATACGCTTTGTACCTCGTCAGCAGTTCATTGGTTCAGGCAGTCCGTAATGGGAAATCGTTTCGCATCAGGCAAACATTCGATTGCTGAATGTGATCGGTGTGGGCAAAGATATAAATTAAAACAGTTGAAATTTGAGGTCATAAAGACTAAACTTTATCAACTGAAAGTTTGTCCTGAGTGTTGGGATCCAGATCAGCCGCAGCTACAGTTGGGTATGTTCCCAGTTGATGATCCGCAGGCGGTTAGACAACCTAGGCCAGATATCACGTACGATACTTCTGGATTGGATGCGAATGGTTTTCCGGCTGGTGGATCCAGGGATATTCAGTGGGGATGGAATCCAGTTGGTGGAGCATCTTTAAATGATGTAGGGTTGACGCCTAATTATTTGGTGGCAACAACAAGTGTTGGTACAGTCACTATTACAGGGAGTTAAGAATGGACAAGAAACAAGTTAAACACATTGCTGATGCTGAAGCTAAAAAAGAAGTCAAGCTTCACGAAAAAAAGATGCATCACACAAAACATTTTGCCAAAGGTGGAAAGACCAATGAGCAGATGAAAGAGTATGGCCGTAACATGGCTAAGTTGATTAATCAAACTGGTTCAGCAAGGGGAAGATAATGGCCAAGCAAATACCTGCAACAACCAAGAATAGTCCTCCTATTCATCATGGCGCTAATAGAGACAACCTTCCCGCTGAGGCTTATGAAATTCCTCATACCATGGACGGCAAGAAAGTAGACATTAGAGATGATGTTGGCTTAGAGCTAAAGATGCCTACTCGCAAAAACTGGACACCCTTGAATGGTGGTGTTTCCATTGGACACGATGCTGAAGTTAAAACAACTGGCATTAAATTGCGTGGTACTGGAGCTGCTATTAAAGGCATCATTTCTAGAGGCCCAATGGCTTAATATGTATTACTCTGACTTAGTTACCTCAGTTCAAGATACCATCGAGAATACGTTCCCGACGGTAGATATGAATCGCATGATTGAGCAGGTGGAGCAGCGCATCTATAACACGGTGCAGCTGCCCAGTTTGCGTAAAAATGTGACGGGTACTCTAACAAGTGGTAATAAATATTTAGCAGCCCCAGACGATTTTTTGTCGGTATATTCTCTTGCCGTATTCCCTGTTGATAGTACTTCAAGTAATTATTTATATCTTTTAAACAAAGATGTAAACTTTATCCGTGAAGCTTATCCTGATCCAACATACACAGGACAACCCAAGCATTATGCAATCTTTGGGCCACAGTCTAATAATCAAGCTGAGTTAACATTCATTATTGGGCCAACACCCAATATGTCTTATAGTGCTGAATTGCATTATTATTTCTATCCTGATTCAATCATTCAAGCTGCCATTAATGGTGTTTCTATTTACAACGCTGGGTCGGGGTATACCAATGGGACATATTACAATGTTAGTCTTAATGGCGGCACTGGTAATTCTGCTACCGCCACTATTGTTGTATCTGGTGGGATTGTCACCGCAGTAACGCTCATTGGCAGGGGATGCTATTACGCTGTTGGTGATTTGCTTACCGCAACAGTTGATGGTGGATTAGGTTTACAAATTCAAGTAACATCAATTACCAATGTCAATGGAGAGACATGGGTTGGTGATAACTTTGATTCAGCTTTGTTAAACGGTGTATTGGTGGAAGCTGCCAGGTACATTAAAGCAGAAACTGAAACTGTTAACTTTTACAAAGACATGTATACCAGTTCTATTGCTCTTCTCAAGAACTTGGGGGATGGCAAACTTCGGATGGATGCTTATCGTGATGGTCAATTGAGGTTACCAGTTGTATGAGCATAGTCCAAACCCAGACCACGTCCTTTAAAGCTGAGCTTTATCAAGCGGTTCATAACCTATTGACGGATACACTTTATATGGCTCTGTATACGGGTTATGCTAATCTGAATGCAGCAACTACTGTTTACTCTGCAACCAATGAGGTATCTGGTACGGGGTATACCCCAGGAGGAATCCAAGTTACCGGTGCAAGTGTAAACGTTTACACATACACAGCTTACGTTAATTTTAACAATGTGGTTTGGCCTAATTCACTGATTACGGCCAGATGCGGGTTGTTGTATAACGTAAGTAAAGGCAACAAATCCATTTGCGTCATTGATTTTGGGTCAGACAAGACAATGACAAATTTCACCATTACAATGCCGGCAAACACATACACTACGGCGTTAATTCGCAGTTCAAACTAGGAGTCACCATGACAAACGAAACTCAAGGATGTGGAGATTACGCAGTAGCTACTCTCCAAACAAATGCAAAAGCTCCCGAGGGGATGGGCATTGAAGGTTGGTATCACGTTGTTTGCCATGATGCAAACGGCAATTTGAAGTGGGAAGAAAAGTTCCCTAACTTGGTGGTTGCTATCGGTAAGCAGTTGATGCTTGATACTTTGCTGAGAACATCAGGAACCTATACGACTGTTGGCCCATTTTTGGGATTAACGAATGCAACTTTAACTCCAGCTGCAACAGACACCATGACCACATTGGTTGGTGGCGGTAAAGAGTTCACTGCTTATACGGTTGGCGGTTCTGCGGTTCGTGGTACGGCAGTATTTGCTGCGTCTACCTCTACAGGTTCTACGCCATCTAACGTGACTTCAAGTACTGCTACGGCAATTACTTACACCATCACAGGTGGTGGCGGTACGATTTACGGATGTTTCTTGGTGACAGGTACAGGAGCTGTAAGCACACAAAGCTCTACAGCAGGTACTTTGTATTCTGAGGGTAACTTCAGCACAGCCAAGACTACAACCGCAGGTGATACCGTATCAGTGACATACAGCACAACTGCTACAAGTTAAGGAGTCCTAAATGGCTCTAGTTCTAGCGGATCGTGTTCAACAGACAGGGACGGCCAATACAACTGTTAGCTTTACCTTAACGGGTAGCGTAGCGGGGTTTCAGTCGTTCACTGCTATTGGTAACACGAATACGACCTATTACGCAGCAACAGACACTTCTGGGAATTGGGAAGCGGGAATAGGTACGTACGCTACAGGGGGTACATTAACCCGTACAACCATTTTGGCTTCTAGTAACTCAGGGTCTGCGGTTACATTCAGCGGTACTGTAACGGTATTTGTTACCTACCCTGCCGAAAAGTCAGTAAATTTAGATGCATCCAATGTAGCAAATGCGCCTATATTTGCGTCTACAAATGGCTTGATGGTCAATAATCAAACTGTTGGAACTTCCTATTCCATCCCAAGCGGGTATGCGGCTTCATCGGTTGGGCCAATTACTTTGAACTCTGGTGTATCTGTTACTGTGCCTAGCGGCTCTAGGTGGGTGGTGCTGTAATGTTTGGCTTATCCGCTTTCGCCCAATCCCCGTTTGCTGCAACGGGTAGCAATCAGTACACATTTTCAATTACTGAAGATTCAGGCTTGGCGGATGTGTTGGCTATTGCGGCTCAGTTTGCCGTTTCCCAAACAGAAGCATTTACTTCTAACAACACCGATACAGAACAAGATTTGTTCTATGAGAGCATTGTGGAGGGATGGACGGGCGCAGACTCAAGCACACAGGCTTCTGCGTTCTACTTCACGGATACTGAAGGGCAGACAATTGGAGATGCTCAGACTGTCAATGCACAATTTGCGGCTACAGATACAGAGAACACAGGGCTGGCGGATACCCCAACGATCACGGCTCAGTTTCCCTTGTCTAGGACAGAAAACTCTGGGTTGGCAGATTCCAGTACTCAGGCATCAGCGTTTGCGCAGTCAATTACAGAAGCGTCTACATTAGCTGATAACCCAACG